TTAGATATATCATTGGACGTTAATTTATCGCAAAATATTCTAAAGCTACTTAAGCTACTATTAAAATTTTCATAGTTAGTCATAACAATTTAATTTAATTTTATATAGCTATATAATATTTTTAATAGTTTTTAACGTCATTTTTAACGTTTTTAACATTTTTAACAAAATATAAGCTAATGTGCTATTGTATTATTTTCTATAGTGTATCTACATCTTTTTCTAGATCTTTTTCTAGCTCTTCCAAAGACGCATATAGATTATTTATTAATACTTGTTGCTCTTGAAATGCTTTTATTAACATTATTGTTAAATTGCTATAATTTACCGATTTAATTCTCTCAACTGTGTTGTCTTCTACTACTAATTCAGGGAAAAGCTCTTCTAATTCTTGGGCTAACACACCTATGTATTTCGTTTTATCGGGACCCTTCAAATTATAATTAACCACTCTTACCTTTAACAAGTCTGCTAATTTAGGAGAGCTTGTAACAATATTTTCTTTTAATCTACTATCACTAACTGCTCCATATAGACCTGAATAATTACTCACATTTCCACACGCATCAATCTTAAATACTTTATTATAAATATAACCTACATTGCTATAATAGTCAACAATAGAAGCACTAATATCTGTTGCTACCAAATAATGCGAGCTATAACCATTAATAGAAACGTCAAAATTATGTTTATTGGAAATTCTAAATGATTTTAAATATGCTTTACCTGTTACTGCTAAGTCACCGCTTATTGTTGTGCTAATTGTTGTTGTAGATGGAATAAATGACAATGATTTGTTTATTCCATAAACACGTGAAGTATTACCAACTGATTTATTTATTACTTGAAACAATGTTGTTCCATCACCTGAAAGAGCGTGCACTGGAGTTCCCAAATTTGGTGTTATTCCAGTTCCATTAAGCATTTGCCCAAGTTGTATCCAAGTATTTGAATAAAGTTTATATACTCTTACATAACTACTAGCTCCACCTGCTGAAATTATTGTTCCATCATTAGATATTTGTACCCATTGACCAAATAGGTCATTAGCAGATGCTCCGTATAACGTTTGTCCTAATTGAGACCATTGCGCAATACTCTCTGAGTAAGCAATAGTATTTGTTCCAATTCCTAGAGCAACCCAACGAGTTCCATTCCATGCTACACTTCTTCCTATACTCGAAAAGATGCTGGTATTATTTACAACCCTAGTCCAATTAATACCATCAGACGAGTAAGCAATACTATTTGTTCCACTTCCTACTGCAACCCATTGAGATCCATTCCATGCTACATTAGATCCTGCAGTTGAAAATAATGTGGTACTATTTATAACCCCATTCCAAGTAATACCATCCGACGAGTAAGCAATACTATTTATTCCTGCTCCTACTGCAACAAAGCGACTTCCATTCCACGCTATTCCATTTCCTTCATTTGAAAAAATGTTTGTATTGTTTGTAACCGCTGTCCAAGTAATGCCATCTGTCGAATGAGCAATAGTATTTATTCCTTTTCCTACTGCAACAAAACGAATTCCATTCCACGCTACACCTTTTCCCTGATCTGAAAAGATGGTGGTACTGTTTATAGATGGTGCCCATGTAATACCATCAGACGAATAAGCAATAGAATTTGTTCCAAGTCCTACTGCGACCCATGTAGTTCCATTACCCACAACACCAAGTCCTGCAATTGAAAATATGTTAGTACTATTTATAACTGGCGTCCAATTAATACCATTTGGCGAGTAAGCAATACAATTTGTTCCTGTTCCTACTGCTACCCAACGAGTTCCATTCCATCCTATACCAAATCCTAGACCTGAAAAGATGAGGGTACTATTTACAGCCCCAGTCCAACTAATACCATCCGTTGAGTAAGCAATGCTATTTGTTCCTTGTCCTACTGCAACAAAACGTGTTCCATTCCATGCTACTCCATATCCTGCATTCGAAAAAGTATTGGAACCAATACCTGTCCAAATACTAGGTTCCATCGTATCTCCACTAATAGTTTTATAAACACTAACACTTCCTATTCCGTTAGTGGTGTTGCCGGCAGCTGCGCCATATCCAATACCGCCAACTACAATAGTATTTCCATCACTTGATAACTTTATATTCCATCCAAAATACTGATCAATAGTAGTCCCGTTAATTATGCCTATAAAATTCCATGCTCGCGGATTTCTGGTATTATTAAATCTATAAATATTAACCGTTGGTGTCGCTGATGTACGAGGACCTACAGCAAGTGTTGTTCCGTCTAATGATAATGACATAGAAAATCCTTGTTGGACATTATTAGTTCCACTAATGTCTTGTCCCATTTGTATCCAATTATTAGTATTAGCACTTAACTCATAAACAAGGACTTCTCCATTATTCAAACGACTTGAAGCAGCAAGAATATTTCCATTTCCTGATAAAGCAATATTATAGCCTAATTTATAATTAACTATTGGTTTTCCATTTATAAGTTGTCCTCGCTGTCTCCATACATTAGCACTTAACTCAAATACTCTAACTTGTCCAGTATCAGTTCCACTAGTATCACTTACAGCAACAACTCTTCCATCGCTTGACAAAGAAATTACACTGTTACCATCACCTCCAAAAAGTGTATTAGTGGTTTGTCCCACCATAATTTCACTACTTAGTCCCAAAGTCTGCCAACTATAAGTTGTTCCATTAAAACTTATTTCATAAACATAAAGTCTGCCTCTATTTGAAGCATTCGCTGGTTCAGTTAAAGCAACCACTCTTCCATTGTTTGAAATACCATTTAAAACTATAGGATTAGAAAAGCTAATATCTAGTCCAAGCTGGTTCCATAAACTATTAGCAAATGTTTGACTAAAGTGTTTAGTGTTTATATTATCAATAGTAATAGATGAAGCCGACGTAGTAATATTACTTGCATTAATAGTAGCAAATGAAATGTCAAAATCTGTTTTTATTTTATTATGCGACGCTTCAAAAACACTATTTAATAAGTACGAAATATCGAGTTTTTCATTAAAAGTATTAAATGAACTATCAAATTGATTAAGAGCTCCAACTCTTCTTTGCTCTGCATAAGAAGTATCCATAAGTGTTAATATGTCTCCGTATGAAATAGTAAATGTGTTTTTGGAAATATATGAACTATCTACATAAGATCGCAAAGAAGTTGAAGAAATGTCAAAATTAGATTTTAATATAAACTTATTAGTAATTTGGTTTCGACTATAAGTAGCATTATAAGAATTGTCTATATTCCTTTTTAATGCGAAAAACGATGAACTAAAATCTGCTTTAAATTCATTTATTGATAAGTCAAAGTCGCGTTTAGCCAGCGAAACATCATCAATAAGCAAGACTTTCTTATTTTGGACGCTTAATTGTCCGCCGCTAAAGTTCCAAAGTGTTCCATTGTATTTTAATGATGCAATATTTGAAATGTCTAGTCCTGCATTAGTGCTTGACAAATCTTGTATATTTGCTAAGACCAAGTTTGAAGCTAGCGTAATAGCCAGATCACATATGTCGACGACAGATGACGCAATAGATGTTTGAAGCCCATTTACCGTTAAATCGCCATTAATAATTAATGTTCCGCTAGCATTGCCATGTCCAGAGGGGTCAATAGTAAATAACCCCGGCACTTTTAGCACGTTATTAAGTAATTGTCCATTTATGCTTATGTCATTAAAATAGGCGGTTTTAAGCGCTACTAAATTATTGCTTATTGAAATAGCTGATGCACTTAAATCGTTTGTAACAATTTTAGCACTATAAAAATTTTGCTCTAATGCGGCTCTGTAAATATTAAAACTATTTTCAATAGATGCAAAATTATTTCCATTTATTAATAAATCATTACTTATAGTTAGTGTTCCATCAATGCGCAAATCTTTGTTTATAGTGAGATTAGTGTTAAAACTTGCGTCGCCACCACTCACATTAATATATGTAAAATAAGCGTCGCTTCTTCCTATAGTATAACTCGTATTATCTATACCGATGCTCGTATTTCTAATATATCCATTATTAACACTGTTATATTTTAGTTTATTATTACTAGGTAAATCTATATTGTTAACATATACAAAATTACTGGATATTTCTGAAACATTAGAAATACTTATATTATTGCAAATTACTCTATTTAATTCAACATGTCCATCGAAAATTACTGCATTGCTACAAAAATCAATATTATTATATGATGTTTCAATTATTAAATTGTTGCTTGCATGTATACTAAATAATTTGTCGCCATATAGTTTAAACCGTCTATCTTCATTAAAATTTCTTTCCATATTAACGTTATTAAATATTATTATACTATTAATATTTTATTAATTTTTTATGAATTTATTGAATGCGTAAAAATAAATAAAAAATTAATAAAAGTTTATAATGTTGATTTTATGTTGATTTTATGTTGATTTTATAATGTTTCTCTTAATTTTACTTTTAATGTTTCGTCAGTACCTACATATACTTGTCCAATACCAGCAGCAGCTCTAGATATTGGTAACCAGCTTAAATCAAAATAGAGCCTTGGACTATAAATACCTATATTAGGATTACCGTTAATATTAGAAGAACTATCAACAATAGTAATACTACATGATGGGTCGATGGTATTAATTCCTATTCTATTATATTGTGTATCTATACAAATTAGGTTACTAGGATCAATATTTCTGTTTGTAATAGAACCAATAGCCGAAAATGTCCCAATTAGCGTATTTATTGAAGAATTTTCGCTCATAGCTTATTTATAATATTATTAATTAAATTTTTAAGTAATAAGATTACTAAATAATATTTATTATTAATGCTTTTTAAATCTTTTTTATAATGCTTTTAAAATGCTTTCTCAATATTTGCCAGTCTGCTTTCTAAAAGCTCTATTTTTTTAACTAATTCTCCTATATATTGTATTTTATTATTTACAATGGATGCTAAATCATTAGAACCTTCGTTTTTAATAAAATTCTCGTTTTTATTTAAGTTTTCATTTATTGTTTGGACTTGACTATCCAATTCTTTGAGAGCTGCCAAACTATATACAAAAATATTATTATAATTTAAGCTATATGGGCTTTGTTCGTTACCGTTAATTACACTAAATTTTAGCTCATCTATTTTTTCTACTTCTTGGGCAATTAGACCTGCTTCTATTATGTATGGGTCGGTTAATGGACCCCTATAATGTGGATCTTTAAAAGTGGCTGTTTTCTGGTAAATTTGGGGGCTTAATTGCCGTATTGTTGATAAAGCGTTAGTTATAAGTTCTTCATTGTGTTTTAATCTGTCGTCAGATGAAATTATCATTCCCACTGAGGTATATCCTGTCCCTCTAATATTTAAAGACCCATCAATTATTAGTGAACCATTTATTGATATATCATTGCCTAGAAATGGATTAATATTATTTACAAATAATTTTGCTCTATTAAGCAACGTTAAAGAACTATCCATTAATACATTACCACTAATACATAGAGGATTAGCATTATTAAATGGTCTAATATTATTTACATAAAACAATGAACTTGCACTCATGTCTCGTGTTGTTAAGGTGTTGGTTATAAAACTATTGCAACTAATTTCAGCATTTATTCTAATATTATTTGATGTAAAAATTCTTGTATCTAAATAAATCATACTTGCATCTCCTAATATAAGAATATTTGTTTTCACTGTTCCGCTAACATCTATATCATATGCAGGGGACGACGTTTTCACACCAATACGGCTATTTTCAGTATCAATACAAACTACGTCATTAGCATTAGGCATAATTATATCATCAGTTAATGCGCTTATACTTGTAACAATCTTGTTAAGTCCTGTTGACATTGCTATATTATTATATTATTATTATTATAGATTAATAATAATAATTTAACAATTAAATGTATTAAAGCTTTTAAAAGTAAAATTCAGGTATCTATTAATTTTAATGCGTTGTTTTTATATTGTTTTATTAAATATTATTTGGCTCTAGTGCTTGTAATCTTGCTGCTAAACTATTTATGGTTGCTTGCTGCTCTAACAAACTTAGATCTTGTGCTTTTACTTTTGCATGCAATTCTTTTATAGCTGCTAGCCCATAAGTAAGAAGCGAATTATAATTTACACCATATATTTGGCTTACTAAATTGGTGGTTACTTCATAAGCATTAGCACGACTTAAATCATTAATAGCTTGTTGTTGATAATAGTTAAGCTCAAAACTTAAATCATAATTTATTTTTTGCTCATTATAACTAATATAAAAACTTGCTTCATTGTTCATTTTTTGTATAATGTAACTCATATCAAAACTTAAATCGCTAAGTATTTGTTCTATATTATTATTGTAATTATAACTTACATCAAAACTTATATCACTATTCATTTTTTCCTTATAATAGCTAATAGTAAAGCTTAAATCATTGTTAATTTTTTGTGTGTTGTAATAATTTGTGAAACTTAGGTCACTATTCATTTTTTGCTCATAATAACTTAGTGTATAGCTTATATCGTAATAATTCATTACTTTTTCATAATAATCTCCTCCACTTACAACAAAGCTTATATCAGGAACTTGTAATACTTCTTGAGCAATTAAACCTGCTTCATAAGTCCAAGCATGGCCGCTTAAATCACCGTTATAACTTGCGTCTAACATGGAGAAAGTTTTTTGGTAAAACTTAGGATTTAGTTGATCAATAATTGTTAATCCGTTAGTAATGCCAACTTCATTATGCTTTACTCTGTCATCTGAACTGACATTTGTAGATCCGGCAGTCATAGTACCTGATATAGCAATATTTAAAAAATTCCATTTACCAGTTTCATCAATATTATTAAAACTGCTATCAAATACATTATAGCTTGTTGGAGGACGACCTTTTAAGGAAGAAGTCATTACTCTATTTGTTCCACCAGGAGATATAGCAGCAAATATTCCTAGTTCAGGTGACCAACATACGTAAAGCCACTCGTTGGTTTCATTTGATGATACTCTCCCAGTCCATGTTATTCCATTAAACGAATACATTACTCTTTGTGATACTCCATACCGAGCTACAGCAACAAATATTCCTAGTTGTGGTGACCAACAAACACTTTGCCATCCATTACCTTCATTTGATGATTTTCTTCCAGTCCAAGTTATTCCATCTGGAGAAGTCATTACTTGATTTGTTCCACTTGTAGCTACAGCAACAAATAATGCGCGTTCTGGAGACCAACATACACTCCACCACTGATTGGTTTCATTTGATGATGTTCGTCCAGTCCAAGTTATTCCATCAGGAGAAGTCATTACTCTATTTGCTCCATCAAACGCAACGGCAACAAATAACGTTAGTTCTGGTGACCAACAAACATTATTCCAAGGATTAGTTTCATTTGATGATGTTCTCCCAGTCCAAGTTATTCCATCGCGTGAAGTCATTACTCTACCTGTTCCACCATTAGATACAGCAACAAATAATGATCGTTGTGGTGACCAACAAACAGAATACCAAGAACTGGTTTCATTTGCTGATGTTCTCCCTGTCCAAGTTATTCCATCTGGCGAAGTCATTACTCTATTTGCTCCATCAATACCAACGGCAACAAATAACATTAGTTGTGGTGACCAACAAACACTGATCCAACCATTGCTAGGCGATGCTCTAGAAGTCCAAGTTATTCCAGTTGATGAAGTCATTACTCTAGTTGCTGCGCCTTCACTATAAGCTACAGCTACAAATATTCCACGCTCTGGCGACCAACAAATACCATGCCAATAACTGCCTTCATTTGATGCACTTCTCCCATTCCATGTTTGTACCGCTTTTACTCCACTCGATGAAGGATTTAAACCAGGATAAGCATCTTTTGCCAATCCATAATATCCATTAACTGCGCTCCAACTTATATCACCGCTAATTTCTTGATAACCTCTATTAGACAGTCTTAAATTGTTAATATATGCATTGTTCCAATAGCGTGACGTGCTACCTAAACTATAAGTATTTGTTGTAGAAGGGATCATGTCGCTAACAATAGATGAATTGACTATAGCAGAACCGCCTGTACTATAAACAATAGATGCCGCTCCACCTCCGCCAGAACCATAAGGTAATCCGTTTATAGTATTAACACTTAAATCCCCAACAAATATATTTTTCCATCGTTTTAGCGCAGAACCCAAATTTGAACCGCTTGACCCAGACGTCCCTTGTAAGTAGCGAATTACTACAATACCGGAACCACCTTTGCCACCTAGTCCGCTATACCAAGCACCAGCACCACCACCACCGCCAGTATTTGTACCACCATTACCTCCATTAGTGTCACCACCTACTTGACCGTTAGAACCATCAACAAGAGCTGATTTACCACCAGTTCCTCCTCCACTATTACCTGCCCCTCCACCACCACCACCGAGACCACCCCAACCACCAAATTGATTATTATAGCCGCTACCACCACCACCACCACCCCAATAATAACTTGGTCCAAGAATAGCATTGACAATACCAACACCACCTGACCCAGCACCTGTTTGACCTGTATCGCCTGTAATATTAGAATTTGTATCTAATCCTTTAGCTCCTGCTCCCCCACCACCTGCTCCTCTGCATGGATCACCACCACGAGCAGTTGTCATATGTCCACCACTACAACCATAAATAAACCCAACATTAGCAACACCGTTATTTGTTCCTAGAATATTACCACTAGTCCCACCACCTTGATTTAGTCTGCTATTATTGGATGCTGCACCACCACCAGACCCACCTGCTGTTCCATCTCCACTATCATGTGTTCCACTTGTTCCACCGCCTGCTGCAGTAGCTCCAAAAACACGACTAAATTGTCCATTTGTTCCTGATGCCCCACCATCACCTACAACAACTTCATAGCTAGCCCCAAGTATAACATTTGTAGAAGGTATATAAATTACTCCACCAGCACCACCACCACCACCAAGAGTAGGCCCACCGCCTCCACCACCGCCAACAATTAAGACCTCAACATTTACATTAGACGCAGGAACAAAAGCAGACGTTCCTGTTGTTGTAAAACTGTGGATTATGTATCCACCGCTAATTGACACAGTTCCGCCTGTTCCTTGTGCCACCGTTACACTTGATGATCCTGATACTAAAGGATTTAAGTTCTGAGAAATATCAATATTACTTACACTTACATCCCTTAAATAAGCGTTTCCCCATGTTTTGCTAATAAGGCCTAAACTTGACCCATTATTTAAAAAAGGACTTATTGTATTACTTGAAACATCAATAGAGCTAATGCTCAAATCGCGTATATAAGCATTGCCCCATACTCTAGTAGGTAAGCCCAATGTTAAAGTATTGCTTGTTAAAGGATTTAAATTGCCAGAAACATCAATAGAGCTTACGCTTACATCACGTATATAAGCGTTGCCCCACGACTTATTAGGAGCACCTAAACTTGCTGAATTATTTACAAAAGGGCTAATTGAATTGCTTGAAACATCAATAGAGCTTACGCTTAAATCCCTTATATAAGCATTGCCCCATGTTCTTCCGATTAGACCTAAACTTGATCCATTATTAGTTAATGGATTTAAATTGCCTGAAATATCAATAATGCTAGTGCTTACATCCCTTAAATAAGCATTGCCCCAATATTTTGTGGAGAGACCTAAGCTTGAACCATTAGCATTTAAAGGGTTTAAATTGCCAGAAACATCAATAATGCTTACACTTACATCACGTAAATAAGCATTGCCCCATCTTCTAGCATTAAGACCTAAACTTGAACCATTATTTAATAAAGGATTTATGTTTAGCGAAACATCAATAGAGCTTACACTTGCATCAATTATATAAGCATTACTCCAATTTCTGCTAACATCTCCTAATCTAAAAACATTAGTTGTAGAAGGAATTATATTGCCACTTATTGAAGTAAGATTAATTGAAGAAGACCCGCCATAAACTTGACCATTGATTTTATTAACACTTAAGTCATCCGAAAATACATGTTTCCAGCGCCTCAATGACGACCCTAAATTAATGCTTACATCACGCGAGCATATTATATTTCCACTTACTTCAATAGAAGATGTGCTTATATCCTTTATGTAAGCATTACCCCAATATTTTGTGGAGAGACCTAGGCTTGAACTAATACTTGTTAAAGGATTTATATTTCCGCTTGTAATTAATTCACCACTTATTGTTAATATATTGGAGTTAATTGCTAAGGTTTTATCCATACCATAAACTCTTGAAGATTGTGTTCCTAAGTTATGAAATAAAGTTGTTCCGTCTCCAGCTAAGGCATGATTATAAGCTATTGCGCTATTATTAACAAATCCATTAATAGTTTGCCCTAATTTAATCCAATAATTGTTAATATTTTTAAAGAACTGAACATTACATCTAAAATTATTATCGGCACTAGAGCGACCCCCTAGTGTAATAATTGACCCATCATTAGACATTGATACAAATGACCCAAGCTCATCGCCTGAAATACCTTGAATAGTTTGTCCTACTTGTGTCCATGAAGTTCCGCCCACATATCCATATACATAGGTTTGTCCAATATTTCCTCCTGTAATAGTTGTTGTTGTTGTTGTTGTTGTTGTAGTAGGATAAGTCCCATAAATAGCTCCAAAATAATCGGTATCTTTTGTTCCATAATTATCCCAAACTTGATTATACATAGTATATGATGTAGTATAAAAACCAAACCTAACTACTGACCCGTTTGAAGCGGCCGGTTCTGCTCCATAACCACTGCCTCCAGGGAAAAAATTATGATAACTCCAAGGAGCTCCTGTAACCCATTCAAAATCTGTTGCAGTTGTACCTGCAGGATTTGTAGATGTTGAACGCCTACTTCCACCTATAATATAACTACCATTACTTGGACGTCCTGAAAGAGTGGAAACACTTGTGTTTTGTGTTGCGTTTAAAATAACAGCTAAATCACGGCCAAGGACAGTTCTTGCATTAGACCTATGTTGATTCCAAGTGCGACTTACATTATTAATTTCATATACTGGAGTTGCTGTGTAATCAATTGCTGTAGCAGAAACAGAACTACTAACAGTTCCAAGAGGACCATATCCAGGTGCTCCAATAACAATAGCATTTCCATTAGCCGATAATTTCATAGCTCTCCCAAAGTATAAATAACTTATATCAGGTCCTTGAATAATACCTTTAGATGTCCATGTATTGCCTGAAATTGTAAATGTTTTTACTTGTCCCGCATTAACTATGTTATTAGCATTATTAACATTTAAACATCCTGTTGCCAATGTTAGCCCGTCTAATGATAAAGCAGTTACATAACCTTCATAAGATCCAGAAACGCCTAACAATGTTTGTCCTTGTTGTCTCCAATCATTTATGCTTGCACTAAAGTCATATACTCTAACGGCTCCTGCGTTAGTTCCATTTGAATTATCTTTCCAAGCACCAATAGCAATTCTGTTTCCACTTCCTGCTAAACTTATACAATAACCGCTTTCACTAGCAACTCTTGGGCCATTAATGTTAGACCCTTTTTGTCTCCATATATTATTACTTAGCTCAAATAGCCTAACTTGCCCACAGTTAGTTCCACTACTATCATTAAGTATTGAGCTACCAGCAACAATTCTTCCATCACTTGACAAAGCTAAATCCCAGCCAAATTGGTCATCATTACTTAGCCCAACAATAATTTCACTGCTTAATCCTAACCGGGTCCAACTATAAGACACTTGATTATATGACAACTCATAAACATAAACCCTGCCTTTTGAAATGTCGCTATGTGAAGACGAAGATAATGCAACTACTCTTCCATCATTTGAAATTGCTATTTTATTATTGTTATTAGCTAATGGAGGTCCATTGCTAATGTCTTGTCCTAACATGTTCAATAAGCTATTACCAAACCTTTGACTGTAATGACGCGTATTTAATGTTTCGCCATATATAGTGTTAATATATGCACTATTCCAATTTTTGGTTGCTACACCAATAGACGACCCGTTAACAATTAAAGGATTTAAATTTCCGCTTATATCAATATTAGCGAACGAAGCATCTGATCCGTTAACAATTCCTGTTCCTGATCCACTTATTAAATTAGTTAAATTATGAGAAGTGTCTCCTTGCTTAATAAAAATAGCATTGTTTGCAGAAACCTCTAATATTATATTTCTACCACTATGCGGCTTTATAGTTAAATGGTCTCCGCTAATAGATGATAAAGTATGCGCATACATTTTCCATGATTTATTGCCACTATTGAAATTATGTAAGCTCATCAAACTGCTATATATATAAACTAAATATTAATATATATATTATTATTACACATAATTATATAACATTTTTTTATTTTTTATTAATAAAAATAATAAATAATAAATAATAAATAAAAATGTATTATCATATTAACTCGACGACAACCCATGTTCTAATGTTTCTATTCTAGATTTTAAAGTATTTATAATTGCTTGCCGATTTAATAAAGTTGTTTCTTGTGCTTTTACTTTTGCGTGTAATTCTTTTATAGCAGCAAGTCCATATACAAAAACCGAATTATAATTTAGCGTATATGGTTGTCTTATTAAATTGCTGCTTACTTCATAAGCATTAGCACGACTTAAATCATTAATAGCTTGTTGTTGATAATAGTTAAGCTCAAAACTTAAATCATAATTGATTTTTTGCTCATTATAACTAATATGAAAACTTAAATCATTGTTCATTTTTAGTATATGATAACTAACATCATAACTTAAATCGCTAATAATTTGTTCTATATTATAACTTATATCAAAACTTAAATCGCTATTCATTTTTTGTTGATAATAACTAATAGTAAAGCTTAAATCATTGCTAATTTTTTGTTCTTTGTAACCATTTGCAAAACTTAGGTCACTATTCATTTTTTGCTCATAATAACTTAGTGTATAGCTTACATCATAATTCATTACATTTTCATAATAATCTCCTCCACTTACAACAAAGCTTATATCAGGAACTTGTAATACTTCTTGAGCAATTAAACCTGCCTCATATATCCAAGCATATCCACTTAAATCTCCGTTATAACTTGCGTCTAATATGTTCTGTGTTTTTTGATAAAACTTGGGGCAAAGTTTATCAATAACTGCTAATCCATTAACTATAATAGCCTCATTATGCTTTAGGCGGTCGTCTGAATTATAAACTGTTGTATTTACAGTAAGAGTTCCTGTTGTAGCTACATTTGCAAAACTCCATGTGCCGGTTTCGGAAATGCTATTACTTGAAACATTGGCCGTACCTCCTGTAACACTAGCAGACGCATCAAAAACGTTATAACTTGTTGGAGGACAACCTCTTAAGGAAGAAGTCATTACTTGACTTGCTCCTGACCAGGCAACAGCTGCAAATATTCCAAGTTCTGGAGACCAACAAATACCATACCAGTACATACTTTCTACTGCTGTTCTTGATGTCCAATTTATTCCATCAGGTGAAGTCATTACTCTATTTGTTCCTTCTTGAGCAATAGCAACAAATAATTCTAGTTCTCCAGACCAACATACACCTGTCCAGCTATTATTATTGGAAAATGGTAGTATTATCATAGACCAATTTATTCCATTATTAGATGTTAATACTCTATTACCACCATGGGCAACACCTACAAATAAACCTAGTTCTTTAGACCAACATACACCATGCCATGTATATGCATTAGCTCCTGAAACTGTTCTTGCCGTCCAATTTATTCCATTGTTAGAAGTCATTACAACAGATACAGAAGCAGATCCAACAGCAACAAATAATCCTAGTTCTGGCGACCAACAAATACTAATCCAGCCATTAGTTTCTGGTGTTGTTCTCGGAGTCCAAGTTATTCCATTTGGAGAAGTCATTGCTCTATTATTTCCATCATCAGATATAGCAGCAAATAGTCCAAGTTCTGGAGACCAACAAACAGCACGCCAAGAATTGGCTTCTATACCTTGTGATTGTCCTGTCCATGTTATTCCATCTGGCGAAGTCATTACTCTATTTGTTCCACTATAAGCAATAGCAACAAATAACCTAAGTTGTGGAGACCAACAAACAAAACGCCATGCATTGGCATCAGCAGTAAATCTAGCGGTCCATGTTATTCCATTTGGCGAAGTCATTACTCTATTATTTGATCCACCCCAAGCTATAGCAACAAATAGTCCAAGTTCTGGAGACCAACAAATACCAGACCACTCATTAGCTACTGGAACTGTTCTTGATATCCATGTTTGAACCACTTTAACACCACTCGATGAAGGATTTAAACCCGGATAAGCATCTTTTGCCAATCCATAATGTCCATTAACCGCGCTCCAGCTTATATCTCCACTAATTTCTTGATAAGCTCTATTTGACGCTCTTAAATTATTAATATATGCATTATTCCAATAGCGTGACGTGCTACCTAAGCTATAAGTATTTGTTATTGACGGAGGTATATCACTACCTATTGAAGTAATAACATAAGAAGAACCGCCACCGCCAGCACTATATGCCGCTCCATTAACAGTATTAACACTTAAATCAACAACAAAATGGTTTTTCCATATATTTGACGCAGAACCCAAATTTGAATTGTTATTGACTAGTGGAAACATGTTTCCGCTTATTTCAATAGATCTTGCACTTAGATCTCGTATATAAGCATTATTCCATATTCTAGTAATAAGACCTAAACTTGAACCATTAGCTATTAAAGGATTTAAATTGCCTGAAACATCAATAGAAGTCACACTTACATCACGTATATGAGCATTGCCCCATCTTCTAGTGCTAAGACCTAAGCTTGAAGTATTTGCACTATTTGCACCTGCTACAGACTGTAAGTAGCGGATTACTACAATACCGGAGCCACCTGCTCCCGCAGGAGCCACATAACCACCACCACCACCGCCACCACCAGTATTGGGACCACCATTGCCACCAGTTAAACCTGACCCACTAAAGCCACTATTAAGTGCTGACCCACCACCCGTTCCTACTCCACCATTGCCACCACCACCACCACCACCACCAAGACCTCCCCAACCACCTGATTGTGGTTGGTAGGCGCCACCACCACCACCGCCACCCCAATAATAACTTGGTCCTAGAATAGCATTAACTACACCAACACCACCTGAACCCATACCTGTTTGTCCTGTATCGCCTGTACTATTCGGGTCTGTATCTAATCCTTGACCTCCGGCTCCACCACCACCTGCTCCTCGAATAGGACCACCATTGCGAGCCAGTATCATACTGCCACCACTACAACCATAAATTATACCCACATTAGCAATCCCATTATTTGTTCCTAAAATATTACCACTACTTGCTCCGCCCTTATTAAGTATTCCATCATGATTATCACCACCGGCTCCTCCACCACTACCACCGTTAGTGCCTACACTATCATATTGTCCGCTCGTTCCACCACCAGCAGCTGTTGCTCCAAAAACACGACTTAGTTGTCCATTGGTCTGTTGACCCCCACCAGCACCTACTATAACTTCATAGCTAGCCCCAAGTATAACATTTGTAGCAGGTATCCAAATTACACCACCTGCACCACCACCACCACCAAGTGTAGGCCCACCACCTCCACCACCGCCAACAATTAAGACCTCAACTGAACCACTAGACGCAGGAACAAAAGCGGACGTCCCTGTAGTTGTGAAGCTGTGTATTATATATCCACCGCTAATTGACACAGTACCACCTGTTCCTTGTGTCATACCAACAGTTCCTGAAGTTCCTGATGAAAAAGGATTTAAATTGCTAGAAACATCAATATTACTTACGCTTACATCGCGTATATAAGCATTGCCCCATGTTCTTCCTGGAAGACCTAAACTTGATCTATTGTTTAATAAAGGGTTTAAATTCAAAGAAACATCAATAATACTTACGCTTACATCACGTAAGTAAGCATTGCCCCATCTTCTAGTAATAATACCTAAACTTGAACCATTGCTTGTTAATGGATTTAAATTGGAAGAAACATCAATATTACTTGCACTTACATCACGTAAGTAAGCATTGCCCCATAACTTACTAGGAGCACCTAAACTTGCTCTATTAGCATTTAAAGGATTTAAATTGAGCGAAACATCAATAGAGCTTATGCTTAAATCGCGTAAATAAGCATTGCCCCATAACTTGTTAATTAGACCTAAACTTGAACCATTATTTAATAAAGGATTTAAGTTCAATGAAACATCAATAGAGCTTACGCTTACATCTCGTATATAAGCATTACTCCAATTTCTGCTAACATCTCCTAATTTAAAAAGATTTGTGCTACTAGGGATTATATTACCGCTTACTGAAGTAAGAACAATAGCAGTTCCTGCACTAAAAACTTGCCCATTAATTCTATTAACACTTAAGTCATCAATAAATAATGTGTTCCATCGCCTCAACAAAGACCCCAAATTAGAGCTTAAATCTCGAAAAGGCATTATATTAGCACTTACTTCAATAGAACTAACACTTAAGTCGCGTATATATGCGTTGCCCCATGTTTTGCTAGATTGTCCTAAGCTTGATCCGTTATTTGAAAAAGGGTTTATATTTCCGCTTGTAATTAATTCACCGCTTATCATCACTATATTGGAATTTATTGACAATGTTTTATCGCTGCGATAAGTATTTAATGTTTCACCATAAATAGCGTTAATATATGCATTACCCCAATTTTTAGTTGCCAGGCCTATACTTGAACCATTTGCAATTAATGGATTTAAATTTCCACTTATATCAACATTACTCAATGAAGCGTCTGAACCGCTCACAATAGGTGTTGCACCTCCTAATAGTTGTCCTCCAGTTATTAAATTACTTAAATTATAAGAAGTGTCTCCGTTCTTCATAAAAATTGCATTGTTTGCAGAAACCTCTAATATAATATTTTTTCCATCATGTGGCTTTATTGTTAAATGGTCTCCACTAATAGATGATAATGTATGCGTATACATTTTCCATGATTTATTATTGCTATTGAAAATATGTAAACTCATGGCATCAACTATTATAATATATATATATATTTTTTATATATATATTAATACATTAATACAAATATGTATATTATGTTATTTTAATTTTAATATGTGTTATTAATTATGCCTCTAATGCTTCTATTCTCTCAATTAAACTATTTAATTGCTCATCTAAATTAGTTGTTTCTTGTATTTTTACTTTTGCATGTAATTCTTTAATAGCAGCAATTCCATATGTAAAAACAGAATTATAATTTAAAGCATATGGTTGCTTTATTAAATTGTAGCTTACGTCATAATTAGAGCTAATGTCGTAATAATTAGCTGTTTTAATATAATTAGTGCTTGGGTCATAATTAGTGCTTGGGTCATTACTTTGGTTCTTTAAAATATAGCTTATATCGTAATAATTAATGGTTTCTTGATAATAATCTCCTCCACTTACGGCAAAGCTTAAATCAGGAATTTGTAATACTTCTTGGGCGATTAAACCCGCTTCATAAGACCAAATGTATCCGCTTAAATCTCCGTTATAACTTGCGTCTAACAATGTTAGCGTTTTTTGGTAAAACTTCGGATTTAATTTATCAATAACGTCTAGTCCATTAGTAATAACAACTTCGTTATGCTTTAATCTATCATCTGAGTTTACGTTTGCACTTTGTACTGTCATTGTTGGACTATAAATACTTTGAAAAGTCCATTTACCGGTTTGATCGATGCTATTAAAACTGCTATCAAACACGTTATAACTTGTTGGAGGACGCCCTCTTAAAGAAGACGTCATTACTCGATTTGTCCCATAACCAACAGCAACAAAAATTCCTAGTTCAGGAGACCAACAAGAACTATACCATATACCAGCCAGTGATGTTCTTGAAGTCCAATTTATTCCATTAGGTGAAGTCATTATACTTCCACTATGAGCAACAGCAACAAATAATTCTAGTTCTGGTGACCAAGTTACATTCCACCAACTAGCGTTTGGCACATTTAGTATATAAGTCCAATTTATGCCATTACCAGAAGTCATTGCTCTATATGTTCCACCATCAGCAACAGCAACAAATAATCCTAGTTGTGGTGACCAACATACACTCTTCCAAAAAGTTCCATTTGTCCATAGTGGTGTTGGTGTTAGTAGTGTTATCTGTGTCCAATCTATTCCATTTTTAGAAATTTTTGGCTCCCCCGATGAAACAGCAACAAATAATATAAGTTGAGGTGACCAACATACACTGCCCCAGTCAGCTGCATAACTTCTAACTATTACCGTCCAATTTATACCATTATTAGAATACATATGTTTATTATCATTTTGACAAACAGCAACAAATAAACCTAATTCAGATGACCAACATACACTTATCCAAGTAAAATTTCCATTTGTAATTACAGGAGCTAATGTCCAATCTAGTCCGTTAGAAGAATACATTACTCTATTATTTCCATCACTAGAAACAGCAACAAATCTTATTAATTCTGGTGACCAACAAACACTTCTCCATTGATTAGCTTGTGCTGCTGGTCTAGCTATCCAATCTATTCCATTAAATGAAATCATTACTCTATTGCTTCCATTGATAGCAACAGCAACAAATAGTCTAAGTTGTGGTGACCAACAAACAGAACTCCAGCTATTAGCTTCAGGAACCGCTCTAGCTGTCCAAGTTTGAACCGCTTTATCTCCGCTCGACAACGGATTTAAACTTGGATAAGCGTCTTTTGCTAATACATAATGCCCATTAACTGCGCTCCAGCTTATATCTCCACTAATTTCTTGATACACTCTATTTGACGCTCTTAAATTGTTAATATATGCATTATTCCAATAGCGTGACGTGCTACCTAAACTATAAGTATTGGTTGTAGAAGGGATCATGTCGTTAGTAATAGAAAGAACTCCACCTCCTCCACCTGATCCGTAAGCAACGCCATTAATAGTAGAAACGTTTAAGTTATCAACAAATACACGGTTCCAACGTCTTAACGATGAACCCAAACTTAAAGTATTATTAATTGAAGGTATTATGTTTCCACTTAATTCAATAGCAGAAGCGCTTACATCACGTATATAAGCGTTGCCCCAATATTTAGTGGAAAGACCTAAGCTTGAATTAGCAGTAGAACCAGAACCAGAACCAGAAGATGTTAAGTAGCGAATTACTACAATACCGGAGCCACCTGCGCCTGAAGGACCGGCATATCCTTCATTTGCTCCACCACCACCACCAGTGTTAGCTACTGCGTCCTGAAATGGTTGCTTTGTCCCTGGTGTTTGTGAACCGTTTCCGCCTCCATATGTTCCATTTGCTACTTGATAGGTTCCACCAAATGCTACACCTGAAGGACCCCCGTTTGATCCTCCACCTCCACCGCCCGCATAATATCTTAACGTCCCAGTTAATATACTAGTAATTCCAATACCACCCGTTGATCCAGATCCAGCGGCGCCAGCACCACCGCCACCACCACCTAAACCATCACTTACCTGAGGAGCACCATTAAATCCTTGTCCACTAATACCTAGACCTATTGTTCCACCATTTCCACCATTCTGTCCACCACCAGATCCACCATTTTGACCTGTAGGTGTTGACCAGCCACCTCCACCGCCCCCCCCTGTTGTGACAATTAAGGTTCCTATTGAAGACGATTCACCATTATTACCTCGAGCATCGTTTATGCTACTTGCACCACCTGCACCAACAGTAATAGTATAAGATCCAGCCGACAATGTGGTTGTTCCAGCAAGAACCCCACCGGCGCCACCACCGCCACCTCGCCCAGTACCACCACTACCACCTCCTGCTACTACAATATAGTCGATTGACCCGGGAGACGTAACAGTGAATGTTGTTGTTCCTACAGTTGTAAAGCTGTGGATTGTGTATCCACCACTAATAGTAACAGTGCCTCCGGTTGCTGATAGTGCTCCTCCTCCTCCTGATCCGACTGCAAAAGGAATTAAGCTAGTGCTTACATCAATATTGCCTGCACTCAAATCTCTAAAATAAGCATTGCGCCATAACTTACTAATAAGACCTAAACTGGATCCATTATTTAAAAAAGGATTTATTGAATTAATTGAAACATCAATAGATGTTACACTTATATCACGTATATAAGCGTTGCCCCATCTTCTAGTGCTAAGACCTAAGCTTGCACTATTAGCATTTAAAGGATTTAAATTGAGCGAAACATCAATAGAGCTTACGCTTACATCGCGTATATAAGCATTGCCCCAGTTTTTTCCGGGAACACCTAAACTCGATCCATTATTTAATAATGGATTTAAGTTCAAAGAAACATCAATAATGCTTGTGCTTACATCACGTAAATAAGCATTGCCCCATCTTCTAGTAAGAACACCTAAACTTGATCCATTAGCTAGCAATGGGTTTAAGTTCAAAGAAACATCAATAATGCTTACACTTGCATCACGTAAATAAGCATTGCCCCATGACTTGCTAGGTAGACCTAAGCTTGACCCATTAGCTAAAAAAGGATTTAAATTGAGCGAAACATCAATAGAGCTTACACTTACATCACGTAAGTAAGCATTACCCCAATTTCTGCTAACATCTCCTAATCTAAAAAGGTTATTAATACTAGGGATAATATCGCCGCTTACTGATGTAAGAACAATAGCAGGTCCTGAAGCACTATAAACTGCTCCATTGATTTTATTAATGCTCAAATCATCCACAGTTAGTGTGCTTAAACGCCTTAATGAAGTGCCTATATTAGAGCTTAAATCGCGTGACGGTAATATATTTCCACTTAATTCAATAGAACCAGCACTTAAGTCGCGTATATATGCATTGCTCCAAGTATTAGTTGAGAGACCTAAACTAGACCTATTAGTTAATGCGGGATTTAAGTTGCTTTTTGCGAGTAATTCGCCGCTAATCAATAATGTGCCTGAATTTAGCGCTAAAGTTTTGTCGCCGCGATAAGTATTTAATGTTTCAGCATAAATAGTGTTTACATATGCGTTGCCCCAGTTTTTAGTTGCTAGGCCTATACTTGAGCCATTAACTATTAATGGATTTAAATTTCTTGAAACATCAACATTACTTAACGAAGCATCTGATCCACTGCCAATAGTTGAAGCAGTCCCTAATCCTGCCATTAAATTGCTTAAATTATGGGAAACATCTCCACGTTTAATAAAAACAGAATTGTTTCCAGAAACCTCTAATATTATATTTTTTCCATCTTGTGGCTTTATTGTTAAATGATCTCCGCTAATAGATGATAAAGTATGTGAATACATATTCCATGATTTATTAATGCTATTGAAAATATGCAAACTCATCAACTATTATAACATTAATATATATTTTTTATATATATATTAGTATTAGTATTATTTAATTAATAATGTTTTTATTAATATGTTATTTTTATAAATGTTATTAAGCATTAGGTTCGTAAAGTTCTTGCAATGAAATGTAATTACCAGATGATGCTACAATACCGAATGGAACAGATATAGTATCATTTGACGGGCAATCTCTTCTAAACTGTAGTTTGTAAAATACGGTGAGCGCAGGCGAGAAGGTGGCGCCTGCAAGATCATCAATGAATGCGCCGTAATACACATTGTTAAATGTAACACCCATATTTGAACCTAAACTTATATCAGAAAACACAGGCTCATAAGTTCCTGCGCTTCCTGTTATACTCTTTAGTACTTGGAAACTTAAAGTTTGGTCCGCTTCTGGTGATGAAATATAGTTAACTTTAAATTCCATTTTAATGTATGAATTAGCACTTAATACAACTCGCGAAACAATGTAACCAGGAGCATCAATCCATGTATTGCTTACATCACCAATAGCTGCTGAAAGAGCGTCTTTTTTCAAAGTAAAAGTGCTCATTGTAACAGGGAGCTGCGAAGCATTAGTTAATGGTAGTACGTTTCCTGAATAATCAATACCGGCATAACCTGTTATTTTATTGGTATTACTTACAGCACTTGCAACAGTTAAACCACCGCTAATAGTTAGACCAACATTTGTTGTCCATCTATTTTCAGTTTTGCTATATACAAAGTTAGCATATCCGTTACCTAACTGAATACCGGCGTTATCAGCATCGGTGATTGATGTATATGTTGAACCAGACGCAAGAGTTAATAGTACATCACTAATGTCAACATTAGTAGAGTAAACGGTTGTAGTATTACCACGAACAATCAAATCACCCATAATCACAACACTGCCCGACGCATCTTGTGTAGTGCTGTCTACACCATCAACACCGAACGGGTCAATAACAATTTCATAAGGATTTGTAGATTTAGTAATTCTACCACCAAAAGTTCCTGAGCCAACTTGAATACCGCCTTCACTTACAATTTGGCCGTTAAGAAAGATGGTGCTGGCGCTAATATCAATGTTGCTATTATTGCATAAATCAATAACTGATTGACTACCTGTTGATGTAAGACTTAATTTAGAGCTGGTTGATCCTGCGCGAAGTCTAGAGCCGGTATACACATAGTTGTCGGTCACTCGATTGAAAATGAGGTCCGACATCCAAACTTTTTATATAATTAAAAACCATTTTTATTTTTAAATTTTAACTCATTAAATTAATTTAATAATTTAAAATATTAAATTAATTAAAAATATTTCTAAAAGTTTCAAAAAGTTTCAAAAAGTTTCTAAAAGTTTCTAAAAGTTTCTAAAAAATGCAAAAAATGTTTTTTTATAATTTTCTTAATACAATATTTGAAGAACCGGACAATAAAGTTATATTAATATTTATAATACCTTGCTCTTGTGCGCTAGCATTATTTTCTAATTTATATTTTATATAATATTTATTGGTTCCATTGTTAACATTTTCATCTAAAAGGGATAATCTATAATTACTTATAAATCCGCCGGTTGCATTTGTAATTCCTATATTTGATGTTCGCGATACCATGATTAAATCTCTCCATAGTTCAATAGTTATGCGTTCATCAAAAGAGTAGCAACACAACAAAGTAATATTTACATCTACTAAAACGGGAGTATTATTATAAATATCGATAGTATTATATAGTGATGCGCTTAAATCTTGTAAAAGGTTTGTTTTAGTTGTAAAACTATTGTTTTCGGTTGTTATTACGGTAGTATTAATATTAATAAGCGATAACGAATCGCCTACACTTATATTTAATGTATCAGAAGTTATATTGGATACATTTGTTAATAATATGTTACCTGAACCAGATGAATAAAGACTATTAAGATTTATAATACCTTGCTCTTGACTATGAAGATTATTTTCTAATTTATATTTTAAGTAATATTTTTTGGGTCCATTTGCTAAATTCTTATCTAAGTAGTTAAAACTATATGGAATAATTAATCCACCGGTAGCATTTATTGTTCCTAATTCATTGCTCCGCGATATCATGCTTGCGTCTCTCCACACCTCGACAATTATTCGTTCATTACTACCATAAGAGCAATATAAATTAGTGTTAATATTAATTTGAACATTGCTATTAAATACATTAATAGCATTATAAAAAGAATTACTCAAATCTTGTATATCTGATGTTGTTGTTGTTAAATTTTGATTATTAAATGTTGTTTTATTGGAATAATTGCCTGTATTTACAATTTCTCGTAATACTATATTACTTGATCCGGCAATTTCAGACGTTTTAACATTTATAATGCCTTGCTCGACAGTGCTGTCATTATTTTCTAATTTATATTTTATATAATATACTTTAAGACCTGCGCTCAAATTTTCATCTAAATATGTCAAGCTATAAGGTATTGTAATGCCACCTGTAGCATTTACTGACCCTAGGTCTCTATTTTGTGAAAGCATGCTTGCATCTCTCCATAGCTCAATTGTTATTCGTTCATTGTGAGCGCTGCAACAATATAATGAAAAATTAATATCGATTATAACTGATCTATTATTACCTACATTAATAGTATTAAATAATGATGTGCTTAAATCTTGCGTTAAGCTTGTAGATGTCAAAAAAAAACTATTTTCAAATTGTGCTTTATTGCTAGTATTTAGATTAGTGCTATTATTATTAGTAACAAGTTCTTCTAATCTATAAAGTTTTTGCGATTGATTGCTAATATATGTTAATAACAATTCTAATGTATTATTATAAGACCCAACAATTGAAGTGATTTGATTTGTCAAATTGGAAATACTTTTTCTACCAATATATTTGTATACATTTATAACGGGTTTATTGGTATCATTAATTACATAAATCCCATTATATAAATTTTGCGCTGCTAAATTGCCGAATGCTGAAAATACTAATGTTCCACTGGAATGATTATATGTCCAGCTACCTCCTTTACTTCCGTAGGGTAAATTATGTAAATTAATTGCTTTTGTTAATGATAATTCAGTAAATATTTCATATAAATATGGGTATACAAGAGAATTTCCATTTGAAACGTCGTAATAAGATTTATAATCGTAATTTAACGAATCTTCTAAAACATTTTTAGAGGTACTATCTAATTTATACCATGATGCTCCGTAATTAATAGGTTCAGTATTATATGGTTGTTGTAACTTAAGTAATTTAAATCTTCTTACTGTTCCTGTACTATCGTCTACAATACTGCATTTTGATTTATTTTGATCATCATGTGAATAGGTAACGAAATTATTTATTTGCAAACCTAACTCGGTCGCTGTTTTAACTATTCCATTTATATCAAAATCGGGATATTGTGGAACACTTTCTAAAAGAATTGCTTCACTCATAAATAAATTATTCTAAATAAAATTATCATTATTTATTTATAATAATATTTGTAGTAATATATTAATTGTTTCGTTAATTAATTAATTAATTAATTATTTTATTTTATTTTATTTTATTGTTTTTTTATTGTTTTTTATTTTATTTTATTTTATAAGTTTATAAGTTATTTTATTTTATTTTATTTTATTTTATTTTTATTGTTTTTTTATTTTATTTATTTATTATCCGCTTGCTAAAGCAGGGCTATAAAGTTCTTCAAGGGACATAAAATTGCCGGTAGATGCTTGAATACCGAACGGAGTTGAAATTGTATCATTAGCAGGGCAATTCCTCATTAATTGTAGTTTATAGGTTACATTAAATGTATCACCAGGGATCGGAAGTCTATCATAAAATATAATATTATGTACATTATTAATTGAAACACCCATATTTGAACCAAGACTTAAATCAGTACATATGGGTACATATGTAGCACTCTCATCAGGTCTCATTAACCTAATGCTTAGAGTTTGGTCTGCTTCAGTGGAGGAAGTATAGGCGATTCTAGCTTCAATCTTCATACGAGAATGTCTAGATGTCGCATAATAGCTTATACTCCAACCACTAACATCATGCCAGACACCTGTAGCTTGAATACCTGACGGGTCAATACTCGCTGGAAGAGATTCTGAATATACTATTTTAAAGGAGGAAAAAGTAGTATGTATCCTAGCACTGTTACTTGATGTTGTCATTGTGTTGTGAATTTTGAGCCCTCCACTAACATCTAGACCCTTATTAAAAGTCCATCTCTCATTGTTATCATTCCACAGCATAGATGCATAACCGTTGCCTAACTGAATACCTCCTCCGTCACCGAGAGAAGATGTTGAACCTGAACCGGAAGCAAGAGTTAATAATACATCACTAATGTCTACGTTAGTAGAGTAAACTGTTGTGGTATTACCGCGAACAACTAAATCGCCCATAATTACAACTTGGCCAGACGCATCTTGTGTAGAGCTATTTGAGCCATCAATGCCAAAGGGGTCAATAATAATTTCATAAGCATTGCTAGATTTAGTAATAGTACCGCCAAAAACTCCTGCTCCAATTCGAATTCCGCCGTCGGAACTTATTGATCCGCTTACATCTAAATTTTGGGCAAGTTGTAATGCTGTAAGTGCTGTTGCGTCACCACTTGATGTAGTAACAACTTTTAATCCGTTAATAAAGACAGTGGACGCACTTATATCAACATTGCCATTATTACATAAATCAATTATTGTCTCATTGTTAGCAGTTGACAATCTTAATCTAGGATTAATATTGTTTGTGCCTCCTCGTAGTCTAGAGCCTGTAAAAATATAATTATCACTGGGGCGATTAAAAAGTAGGTCGGACATATTTTTATATTTTATAATAATATTATAAATTTATAATTAATTAATTAATTATTCCTAAATTAATTATTTTATATATTGAAATTAAACGCAATAAATAAAAATAAATAATAGTTAATAATTGTTTATAATTGTTTATAATAATTAGACGCTGAACCATTTAATGCAACATTATGCATGAAACTATTTCTTATTTGAATTTCAATTAATATATTTGTTAAAACATATACGTGTAAGCTTTGATAATTATTACTTTTTGGATTAGCAATATAATCATCATATAGAAAATCTAATGTGTTAAAATTGGATGTTAATATATTTTTAATAGTATATGCGTATTGAGTGTTATAAATATTATTACTATCATTATAAATAATTCTTAGGCCGTATATATCGTATGGGATTTTCTTTTTTTGTATTTTTTTAATAATACGCGCTCCTGATTTTATGCGACTTTCGTAATTAATAATTATGTTATTATTATTGTTATTATTATTATTATTATTATTGTTATTATTATATGCAAGACCTTTAGTAATAGCATGAATAATAGTATTGCTATTACTAGTTAATAGTGTATTTGAGAGATTTAAAAAGTTGCACACTAAGAAAAGTAGATTGAGCATATATATGTATATGTAAAATAGCCGTATATATGTTAAATAATATATATGTTAAATAGTATATTTTGATTTAAATATTTTTTTAATTATTTAAATAATGTTACAAAAATTGAGAGATTTATATGATAACGATAGTTTGCCTAATTTATTATTATATGGAAACAATTTAGTAGGTAAGAAGACGTTACTTGAGGAATTATTAATTTATATATATAAGACAAATGAAAATATAGAAAATAATACATTAATTTTGAATTGTAGTTTGGGCAAAGGCAACATTAAATTTATTAGAGAAAATTTGCGTTTTTTTGCCAATACAATTACTCATAAAAATATTACTAATTTTAAGTCAATAATTTTATTAAATGCCGACAGTTTAACGTTAGATGCTCAATCGGCGTTACGCAGATCAATAGAAATATATAATCATACTAAATTTTTCATAGTAACTGCAAATAAGTCTAAAATAATAAAACCAATATTATCAAGATTTAGCGAAATATATTGTAATGACAGAAACATGGAACTTATTAATAAATCAATAAAATATAATAATAGCAATAGCAATAGCGCCAAATTTAATAATAAGCTTTCATTACTTATTAAAATTTTAGATAGTAAGCTAGAAACACTAAAAAATGAGTACGCTAACGCTAATGAGTACGCTAACGCTAATGAGTACGCTAACGCTAATGAGTACGCCAACGCTAATGAGTACGCTAACGCTAATGAGTACGCTAACGCTAATGAGTACGCTAACGCTAATGAGTACGCTAACGCTAATGAGAACGCTAACGCTAATGAAAGCAACAATGATTATAATATAAATGTGTTATTATTAGACTATAGTTCATTAATATATAATAAAGGCATAAGTGCAAATAATTTATTAGATTACTTTACAGCTAGGTCAAATTTCAAGACAGATTATAATAAATTTTTGTTTTTTTTCAATATATATAAGAGAGAAATACGTGTAGAAGAATATTTAATATACATAATATTATATTTTTATAGCAATGCACTAGTTATTGATTTTTCGGCATTAAATGCTAACTAAATTAGCATTTTTATTATGTTAATTAACTAGCGTAATAATTAAAATGTTAAATAAAATACATTTAGATAAAATACATTTAGATAAAATACATTTAGTTAAAATTAATTATTTAAAATAAAATTTTAGATTATAAAAATGGATGATTTTAATCTTTCAACAATAATCGAATCTAAAAATGAGTGGTGTGCGCGATTAACAAACACATTAACTCCATGTGTAATTGAAGGTCTAAGGTCAATATTTACAGAAGCCTATGATGTATGTTTAGAAAACAGCGAAGAAACTAAATATTTAATGACATTTCAAAATTTTTTAAACAATATTCCAAAGTGGAGTTCGGAGATTGTTGAAAATGAGAAACAGCGTATAATTACGTCTAGCGCGTGTAATTATTTAGAAGATTTAATAACATGTGTGCATATTACACAATTGAAAGCACTAACCTCAACTCGTGTAGGTTTAAAGCAAAAAAAAATAAATATTGATATACCAGACCTTCATAAATTTATACATAAGACGTATATAAATGTAGCGCGAAAGGTATATGTAAATATTTATTTATTTGAAAAGAATTTAAAGCCTCTGCAAGTTCAAAAAAACAATAGGGAGTTAGAAATAATAATAAAGGAGTGTATTTTAAATACAATTAGAGAGAGTATACCGATTGAGCATATATTACAAATGTATTTGGACGAAACATTGGAAACCGATGTTGAAGTAGAGGAGAAAAAGGAAGTAATAACAGATAAAGAGGCATTAGAAAAAAGCAAGAAAGCAAAAGAAAAGAAGGAATTAGAGAAAATTAAGCAAGATACGGCAAATAAATTGAGAGAAGAGAGCAAGATTAATTTAAAAAATACGATTTTGAACGCAAACAAGGATTTAAATGAGGACAATGTAACAAGTGCAAATAGCAATATTAAAAAGTTGGATTCTAAAGTTTTAGAAACTGATGAAAGCAATAATGCAAATGCGAATGATTACAATTCTGAAACGGAGTCGGAAAGTAATTTCAAGTTAAAGCTAGACAAAATAGACAAACTAGATAAATCGCAAATTGACCTTAATATTCAAAATTTGAGTGATGATCCCGACAAATTAGATTTAGATATATTAGATTTAAATCATGATGTTAGTGATAATGAAAGTATAACATTGGATATTGAGGAGTTGAGTTAATGCTAAGTTGCTAAAAATAGTTTATAACTATTGTTTTAAATCAATTCGTTATAATTATAAAATTCATTTATATTTATAAATTAAATGAATTTTGTGATACCTACATTGGCAATAAGTATTATGTATGTGTTATTTAAGATTATAGATACAAAGTATATATCAAAGGACAACATACCAGTAAAATCAATAACTAAAGATGGATTTATTGTGTTTTTGTGTGGGTCCATTGCATTATTTGCATTTGAACAATTAGATTTTAATAACATGATAGGCGGGTCAAAAGCCGCCTTATCTGCTTTTACAAATAGCCCCGATTTTTGACATTAATCCGTTTTTTTCTTTAAGTCCTTTATTTATATAATATAAAGTTATTTTTATAATATATAAATTTTTCGTCGCTTTTAAAAAATTAGCTTACCATAATAGGTAATTGATCTATATTAAATATTTCTTGAATATTGTTAATTCTTTTCTTTGGTACTTTATAGCTATCAAATAATGGTTTTTGTAATACATTTTGTGGAGTGTGTTTATGAACTGATCGCGCAATCATTTTATATAATTTGAAGTCAGGATATCTCTCTGTTCCATTATTTTTATACAATATATTTTTATTGTTGTCATCAAAAACCCATTCAATCATGATTTTTTTGATAGGAGATTTTAATTTTTTGATGTCGTCCAAGTCCTCAATAAAATAATCAAATAGGCTGCATCCTAGGCGGCATAAGTCGAAGCTGCTATTTGGGCCAATAATTGGCTTGTCTTTATTTAAATATGGCTCGCAATTATACTGCGTCGTTGCATCGCCTGCCTCTGAATAGCTGTCACTGCATATAAATTTATTTTTGAATTTGTAAATGGCTCTTCCAAAATCGATTATTTTGTATATTTTGCCAAACGTGGGGACTTTATAGTGTGCGTTGTTATATTTATAATATAAATATTGTTTTGGAGTAGACACATATACAATATTATTTGTGTGCAAATCGTTGTGGGTAAATTCAAACACTTTCTGATATGTAATTAATGTAAATAATATTTGCATAATTATAGACTCCCATTCGCTATCTTTTATTTTATTATTTACTATATAATCATCTAATGTATTTTCGCAACTTTCTAATATTATCATTTTAACAGGTATTTTATGAATAGAGCAAAATATTTCTTCGCTATTGAAGCTCGTTTCGCTGCTTTCGTCATCATCATCGTCGTCATCATCGTCGTCTGAACCATTATTGCTTGAACCTGTTAAATTAGTATTTGAAGATCTAGAAGAACATGTTTCGGAAGAATTTGTAGTATTAATTCCTGTATTAGTATTAGTATTGCTATTAGTATTATTTACTTTATTATTTACTAAAATATCTAAATTTTCATAAGTTAACTCTAAATTGGTTTTATGTGTTTCTTCAATATTAGCTTCACAATCAGGAAGGTCGCTTAAATCACTAATGTTTAGGTCACTAATATTTAGGTCACTAATGTTTAGGTCACTAATGTTTAGGTCAATCTCGGAGTTATCTAAAACTAAAGCTTTCTTATTTTTTTTAGTATTATTAAATAAATTGAGTATTTTTTCATTATCATCGAAAACAAATAAATTGTTTATGTGCTTGTGAAAATAATCCGATTCGTTTAAATATTCCAAGTCCTCTGTAACATTATATTTAAATTTATTTTTTACTCCTAAAAACGCCCCATAATAGTCTAAACCGTTATAAAAATTAAAGTTATTTAATAAACAGCTTGACAAATATGAAAAAAACCCATCAATATATGCGGAGTTATTTGGATCCAATATTTTCTTATAAGTTTTCATGTATTCCATTGATTTTGCATCTAAATCCTCTTTATCTATAAATTTAGGTAATTCTAATATATTATAATTATTTTCATATTTTCCTATCATATATTTTACGGGGTCAATAAGAGGGCTATATTTAATAAAAATCTCTTTTTTAGATTTATTATTGCATATATCTGTAATTATTGCTAAAAATTTGTTATAATTAATTTTTTCTAAAATTAATTCTAAACTATACTTATTATTCAAATTAATAGCATTATAATTAGTATTGTTTAAGTTAAAAAAATTATTATATAATGGAAAATAGTTTTGCGAACTTTCTATATCTAATAACTCACTATTGTTAAAGTTCTCAAATAGCTGTTTATTGTTATTTTTTTTATAGTTTATTTCCATTTAATAAATAAGAAATACTTATTTTTTTAATTTATAACACAAATAAATATATTAAACTATAAAGTTTAAATAAGAAAAAGTATAAAGTTTAAATAAGGCAAATTATTAAGTTTAAATAGCAAACTATTAAATATAGCCAATAAATATAAATTATTTAGTAATGACACTAGAATTGAAAAAATTTGACATTAAATCTATAAGTTTTAGGCCAGATGAAAATAAAGGGCCTGTTATTGTGTTAATAGGGCGGCGCGATACCGGTAAAACTTATTTAGTGCGAGATTTGCTATATTATCATCAAGATATTCCTATAGGGACAGTAATCAGTGGAACAGAAGCAGGCAACGGTTTTTATGCGGAGCATGTACCCAAATTATTTATTCACGATGAATACAATACCGCTATTATTGAAAACATATTGAAAAGGCAGAAGACGGTAATGAAGCAGATAAAAAAGGAAGTCGAAGTTTATAAGAAATCGAATATTGATCCGCGAGCATTTGTTATATTGGATGATTGCTTATATGATGGAAGCTGGACGAAAGATAAGATGATGCGTCTCCTATTTATGAATGGTCGGCACTGGAAAGTGATGTTGGTCATAACAATGCAATATCCTTTAGGTATTCCTCCAAATTTGCGCACGAATATCGACTACGTTTTTATATTGCGCGAACCATATATTGCAAATCGGCGGCGTATTTATGAGAACTATGCAGGCATGTTTCCAACTTTTGAGAGTTTTTGCCAGGTTATGGATCAGTGCACAGAAAATTATGAGTGTTTAGTGATCAATAATAATGCCAAATCGAATAAATTACATGACCAAATATTCTGGTATAAAGCCGAACATCATAAAACATTCAAACTTGGCTCAAAAGAATTCTGGGAAATCAGTAAAAATATGGATTCCGATGACGACGAAGAGATGTATGACCCTAATACGAGAGATAAAAAGAAGGGCCCCAAAATTAATGTGCGCAAAACTAAATGGTAAGGCGTTGCTTCTAGATTTTTGTTTCTAAATTATATAAACAACAACAACGATTTAAAGACTAATTACATTATTATAGTATAAATATGACTTCTCTCGATATTGTTAATTTAATAACAAATAACCCTATTACAAAGCTAAATGCTAACAATAACAATAAATTATTAGAAAAAGTGAAAGCTAACTTTACAGAAATGGAGCAACAATTATTTATAGCTAGTTTTTATACTTATTTAAATTATGATAAAACAGCAGATTTTATTGTAGATATAGATTATATTTGGAAGTGGTTAGGATTTAATAGAAAATTTAATGCAACTAGCTGTTTAAAAAATAATTTTATAATTAACAAAGATTATAAATATAGTGATGTTAATGATAGTTTTGCTACCGCACGTACGGGAGCAAAAAACACAGGCAGTGGTGGTCACAATATTCAAAAATTTTTTTTAAATATTAAGACCTTTAAATCATTATGTTTAAAGGCACAAACAAAAAAAGCAGACGAAATACATGAATACTATATTAAGTTAGAAGAATTAATTAATGAAGTATTAGAAGAAGAAGCATTAGAAATGAAAAATAAATTACTAATAAAAGATAATCTTATTACAAATGCTATTCAAGATAAATTAAAAGCAATTGAAAAAACTCTGGTTTCTCAATTTCCTGTAAATTGTGAATGTATTTATTTTGGAACTATTGATAATTCAAACGCTGAAGGAGAGAAATTAATAAAATTTGGACATAGCAATAATCTCTCCGTGCGATTACAAGACCACCATAAAACTTATGAAAATTTTATTCTTCGCGATGCTTTCAAAGTTCATAATAAGCAAGAAATTGAGAATGCTATTAAAACAAGCTCTAAAATTAGAAAACATTTACGCACTATTGAAGTAGATGGAAAAAATAAAAACGAAATATTAGCATATGATGAAACTAACTTTACAATTCCTTGTATCTCAAGATATATTAAAAATATTATTTCTGAAAAATCATATAGTATTGAAAAATTTAATATCTTAGTAGAAGAAAATCAAAAATATAAAGCAACATTAGAGCAATTAAGTGATGAAAATGAAAAATTGAAGGTCCTTAATAATGAATATATAGAAAAAAATGAAAAATTAGAGCAACTTCTTGCATCTATTACAAATAATTATGAAAATAATAATGAAACCATTAATGTAAATAGTGATGAAACAGTTAATGTAAATAATGATGAAACTAATATAATAAGTGCTGAACTTAAAAATAAGTTTGATAAATTTATCGATGAGTGTTGTTTTCTTCATAAAGAGGTAGAGGTAGCTTCAACAACAATTGTAGGGCAATTTCGTATTTATAATAGAGAAAAACCTACAAAACTCGTATTTAGCATGTTTAATACATATATGAGAACACGATTTTTAGCATGTCGCATTAGTGGTCAAAATAAGAATCAAGTTGTTCATGGATTTAAAGGAATAAAGCTAAAAGACATTGTATATAAAAAAAGCAGTAGTTCAAATGAAGTAGAAAATTTTATTTTTGAAAGTTGCATTTTCTCTCCCGAAGGTCGTGCTTCAACTAATAAAATTGTAGAAGAATTCATAAATTATAAAAAGAATAATAGTTTATTAATCAATAATAACGAGGACAAAGATGTTAAAAATTATTTAAAAAATTGTCAATATATTCTCGGTGGACCGATCCGCTTACATAATATAAATGCTACATATGAGGGTTATTACGGTATTAGTTTAAAAAATGACTATTATCAGGAAGCTAGAGATGACCAAATTGCGACTAGTGGTAAAAAAGTTCAAAAAATAGACGCTAGCACCAAAAATATATTAAATAATTGGACCACAATAGCAAAAGCAGCAATTCATGAAGATTTCTCTCCGGCTAAAATGAGCAGAGCAATCAAAAATAATACTTTAATTAATAATGCCTATTATGTTTTAGCAAATTAATTATTATTTGTATTCTAATATATTTTTGCAACCGTTCTAACAGTCGCAAAAATATATACACTTTGCCCATACACAATCATGTTTTTTGCTCCTGAACGTTCAGGACCAAAAAATATATAATAAAAAACAATATAAAGAAAAAAACAAAAAGCACAAAATTAAAACTCATCGCCAAATTCAAAAGTGTTTAGTTTAGCATCTTTAGTTGTGAGCGAATACTCACTTACGCGGTCTTCAAAAAAGTTAGTTTTTGTTTCAATGCTAATGTTTTCCATCCAATCAAACGGATTTTTGCTTTCATATATTTTGTCGCCTCCTAATTGAAGGCTTAAGCGGTCAGCAACAAATTCAATATATTGTTTCATTAATACTTGGTTCATGCCTATTAATCTGCATGGAAGCGAATCGTTAATAAATTCGAGCTCAATTTCAACAGCTTCGCTAATTATTTCGTGAATTTTTTGCTTTTTAAGCGGCTTTTCTAATTTGCTATGTAATAATACAGCAAATTCGGTATGCAATGCTTCGTCCCGCGAAATTAGCTCATTTGAAAAGGTTAGTCCAGGCATTAGACCGCGTTTCTTCAACCAATAAATAGCGCAAAATGCACCCGAAAAGAAAATACCTTCAATGCAAGCAAACGCAACAAGGCGAGTAGCAAAATTGGACTTCTTATCATTAATCCACTTTATAGCCCATTGACCCTTCTTCTTAATGCAGTCATATTCATTTAGCGCATTAAATAATTTGTGCTTTTGCTCTTTATCTTTAATATATGTATCAATTAATGTGGAATATGTAATAGAGTGAATATTTTCCATAGCAATTTGCAGGCCGTAAAATGCTCGCGCCTCACTTAATTGCACTTCACCCATAAAGCGAACACCTAAATTTTCTAACACAATTCCGTCACTAGCAGCAAAAAACGCTAAAATCATGGAAATGAAATGTTTTTCATCATCATTTAGCGTGTCCCAATCTTTATTATCTTTTGAAAGGTCAATTTCTTCTGCTCTCCAAAACAAATCTTCTGCTTTTTTATACATTTTCCATATGTCTTGGTCTTTAATTGGAAACATAACGTAACGATTAAGGTCTTCTTGTAATAGAGGCTCTACGCAATTCTTATTCATTCTAAATAATATATGTCTATATTTTTATATAATTTTTATAAGTGTTATTTTTTTTATTTAATTATTTTTTATTTTTTATTAAATATAAAAAAATATACAATATATAATTTATATGACTAGTTTTGGAGGTTCTATTGCCAAACATGACATGAAAGTTAAAAAGTTATTAGAACAAAGCAAAGATGACACTACTTATCTTATTGATCAATATAGCGCATTAAAACGAGTATCATCAAAAAACCCTGATATTTTAAAATTATTAGAAGACCGCAAAAAGCAGTTAACAAAAAAACTACTAATTAAAGAAAAACAAATTGAAGCATTATTAAATATTTCGGACCATTTAAATAGCATAACTTTAGAACAAAAAAGCCACAATGAAACACATATTAAAGATATACATAATAAAATTGCAATATTAGAAAAGGAAATTAGCAAATTACGCAATATTATTTAGAGAAAATTATAAATAGAAAATAAATAGAAAATAAATAGAAAATATATAATTATATTCTTATATATTATTATATACAAACATGAAAAGTAGAATTTCAAGTTCTATGTTGAAAAAAGTTATGAATAAGAAAATATTTAATAATAATTTACTTAATAATAAAATAACAAACAATAGAATAACATTGCTAATTGTAGCGGCAATAGCGTTCTTTTCGTTATATATACATATTGTAAATTCGCATTTTAGTGCTGTGTTATTATTTTTCTTGACGGGCGCTCTTGTATATGGTTTTACTAAAAATATGGTTATTGTTTTAGGAAGCGCATTTTTAGTAACTACTATTGCTTCTATGTTAGCGCGGTCTTTTGGTTTTAAAGAGGGTATGGAACCAAAGAAACCAAAGAAAGCAAAGAAAAAAGAAGAAGAAGAAGAAGATGGAGATGAAGAAGAAAATACAGAAGATGAAGTGAGTGAAAATATTGAAAAAGCACTTAAAGGCCTACCTGCGGCTATAGATGAAGGTGCTTCAGCACCAAAAAAGGGCGCATCTGGATTTGATAATAAACAAAAGTTATCTCCGGCTTTATTTAACACACCAAGTAAAAAGAATATGGAGCAGCAATTAGGAAAAGCATCAGAAGCAGAAAAAGCATATGATAATTTAGAAAAAATCATGGGTACTGAAAATATTAATTCTATTTCGTCAGACACAAAGGATCTTATTAAGCAGCAAAACGATTTAATTAAGCAATTAAAAACTATGACACCGGCATTAAATAGTGCTATGGCATCATTAGGTGGTTTAGATTTAAATAAATTGACGGGTATGTTTAATAGTGCTACTAAAAATCTCTCGGAAATAAAAGATGAATAATGCAAAATATTATTTCTATTTCTAATATTATTTCTATTTCTAATTAGTATTCACTATTTATATAATAATTATTTATATAAATAGTCATGAAGCGTGATTTTATATATATTATTAACAATAAATTACATAATTATAACTATTTAAAATATAGTTTATTATTTTATATAATAATTATACATTCGTATTATGCTTTATTTATTTATTTAAAAAATAATAATAACATGCTAATATTTGCATATTTTTTGTTACTCCTTTTATGTTATACTAAATTTAATAAGTTTAGTTATTTTATAGGTTATATTTATTTATTATTTACAAGTTATTTATTTTCAATTAATATATTTTCAGGTATTATAATTGAAGGAGCAACAGGAAGAAATGCCGCAAAAGAAGCAAGTGGCGAAGCATTTCTTAAAGACGAAGAAAGTCTTGGATCTAAAGTCAATACTAGAAGAGAGAGTGCAAAAGCAAAATTAGATGAAGAACAAGAAAATTCAAAGTCCGAACAAGAAACAGGACCAGCCGGGACATATTTGGCAAAAAGAGTATCGCAAAGATCATTAAATATAACAGGAAATGACTTTAAAAATCCAACTTCAACCAAGAGTGTGGACACCACAATAAACAGCAATCCTCCAAAATCAGTAAATATAAATTCAGAAGTAACTTACTAAAGTTTGCCCAATAATTTGTCAAAATGTTTTTAATATGTTTTTATTAATTATTATAATATTTATTAATTATAATATTGTATGGGTAAAAAGTGTATACCTGGAATATTGTGTATAGAAAATTACACATTATTATTTTTAACTTTTGTTATTTTTGTAATTTTGTATTTTATGTATATTAAATACACTAAAAACTTAAATAAAAATATATATAGCAATAACAACAATTTATATAGCAATAACAATAACAATAACAACAATAGTTGCAATGAAAAACATGGTTCTTACAATTATGATAGTATACCTATTTTAGGAAATGGATACGTTAATAAAGAACACGACGTATTATTAAACCCGTATAGCGCGCCAATGCGTGATGATAGAGTTTATAATAATTCAAACTATGGCGGCGCAAGAGTAGCTATAAATGTTCCAACACAATCTATAAATACAAGCTATAGACAAATTGGCATTTTAACTCGTGTAAATGGATCAGAAACCATTTTACCATTGTTAGGAAGACCTTTATTTACTAATAGAGATAAATGGAATTTCTACACAATGAATGACAAAAATGGCATGATAAAATTACCGGTTCGATTTAAAAATAAGAGCTGCACATCTTGCCAAGGATGTGATAATTTATATAGCGGAGATACAGTATATGTTGAAGGATATTCGGATACATTTAGAGTTACTATTTATGATAATAATACATTGGAATATATTCCCAGCTTATAAAATGAATATTAGTAATTAATTAATAACTAATAACTAATAACTAATAACTAATAACTAATAACTAATAACTAATAATTATAATTAATTAATAATTATTTATTATAAATATATATAATTATTATAAATATATAAATATGGCTTTTACAAGATTTTATGACGATCCTTGTAGAATTCAAAAGTATTTAGAAGAGTCTACAAGTATTGGTAATTATAATATGAATGTTCCAGGTAATGGAACAAACCCAACATTTTTCAATGATCCATATATTAAATTACAGAAATGGGGTGGAAATTTGTCTTCAAATAAAACCGATTTAGAAAGCGAATTGTTTATATTACATAGAAAATTAAATCGCGACACTATAAAAGAAAATAACTATGTAGATTATTTAAATAATCATGCCATTTATAATCAAAATAGTAGTAAGGCAGATAATAATGAAATAACAGGGCAATCACGTCTAACACATCCGGCATGGGTATATAGAGAGATTAATAATTTTAATAAACAAGAACAAGGTCAAGGATCCAATTATTATGTTCCAAATAATTTTAACTATTTACATTTAAATCCTCAAGCAAATATATGTATTCCTTTTCATAATAATATAAGTTCGCGAATGTTGCAAAAAGATTATTATGCATTAAATAATAATTTTGATAGAGAGAAAAGAATAACAAATGAATAACAAATGAATAAATTATAATTCAGTTTATATTTTTGTTTAGTTTATATTTTTGTTTAGTTTATATTTTTGTTTAGTTTATATTTTTGTTTAGTTTATATTTTTGTTTAGTTTATATTTTTGTTTATTTTTAATAATTTAGAAACTTGTTTAAACTTATAATATATTATATTATTTTATATTATATTATATTAAATAATATGGCCGCACTGGCTATACCTATAATTGTATTGGGAAGTATATTCATATTATCAGAACAAGAGAAAAAAGATAGCGCAAAAAATTCGGTACTACAAGAAGTAGATAACACGCGCAAATTGTTTTTCAATAATAGCAATAGCAATAGCAATAGCAATAGCAGTTCAGAAGGTTTTTCTAATAATGTTCATGGTAATAATAGGTTCTCGGCTAGCGCACCATCTTCAGCAAATACATACAATAGCGACGCATTTAATAACAATAATGCTGCTGTGAATTTATTATCAGGTCAGCAAACAACAGCACAACAATTTCAGCATAATAATATGCAGCCTTATTATGGTGCTAGAGTTAGGGGTCCAAGCGTTAACACTGTTATAACGGAATCTATTTTAGATAACAAACAAGGAGCAGGTAGTCAAAATTATTCTAAAGCAGAAATCGCACCTTTATTTAGGCCAGACGAAAATTCGCATAATCCAAATGGAACACCTAATAATAGCGACTTTTTCCAGTCACGCATGAACGAATCCATGAAAATGTCAAATGTAACTTTATGGGAGCCGCAAAGAGTTGGTCCAGGTCTTAATATGGGTTACGGTTCTCAAAATTCGAACGGTTTCAACACCGGCGGAGTAGAAGGCGGTCACGGATTTAATTCAGGAATGATGGCACGCGAAAGTTGGATGCCTAAAAAAGTAGATGATTTACGCGCTGAAAATAAACCCAAAACCACTTTTGATTTAGATGGACATCAAGGCCCCGCAATATATCCTATTAAATTACAAGGTCCAAATAATAAAATAGGTGTTGTTGAGAAACATTTACCAGATAAATCTTTCGAATCGGGTCCTACACGCTGGTTTACAACAACAGGCATAGAGCAAGCACCTCCAATTAGAAGCACACAAGTAATTCCCATGGAAAATAGAATTGACACTACTCGCGAATATTACGGTTCTGGATCAAATACGCAAAATGGCCAAGCTACATACACAAATCCCGACTATGAAGCAAGTAAGCGTCAAAATTTGGCGGCGCTTCCACTAACCAATGCTAATGCAACCGGAACAAACTTTGCTAATCCTTCCGACTATGGAGTACAAAGCTACAATATATTACATAATAACCGAACAACACAGCCCAACACACCTGAATTTGGAGGTGTATATGGTATGGCAAAAGCCGTTATTACTCCTATATTAGACATTTTTAGACATACACGAAAAGAAAATGTAATTGGAAACTTGCGCGAAACAGGTAATGTCAATGGACTAACCTCACAAGGTCATATATTTAATTCTAATGACAAAACAAAAGTAACAAATAGAGAAATGACAACTGAAAAAATAGATTTGAATTATGTTAATGTGCAAGGTCAAAACCACAGAGGCGATGGCTATAAAGTTAGCGATCACCAAAATTATAATAACCAAAGAACTACAACAAATAAGCAATTTATTGGAACAGGCGGCGATAATAACCAAGGGCAAAGGCTCTATAATAATGCGTATGCGCAACATAATAATGTAAACAAGACTTATGAAACGCGGCCAAATCAAGGAAGCATGTCCTTATTTAATAATTATAATAATTCTACCACGACCCGCAATGAAAACATATTTCAACAAAATAGGCCATTAGTAACTAACAATGGGCTAAGTATTATACCTTCGGCTGACTTTATTGGAGAGCTAAACGGAAAACAAAGTTATGATTTAAATTATAATAGTGCTCGTTTAGATGGAAATATATTAAGTGCCTTTAAAAATAATCCATATACACAATCTCTCACTAGCGTAGCATAAAAAGCGTAGCATAAAATCTCTCTCACCTTTATTTATTTATTTATTTATTTATTTATTTATTTATTTATTTATTTATTTATTTATTTATTTATTTATTTTATAAGTATATATATAAATGCTTCAAAGACTTACTTTAAGAAAAAAAAGAAAGTCTCAAAATGTGCGCGGTAAAAGAAGGAGAATGACTTACAGAAAATCGGGACGTTATAGTATCGGTGGTAATGATAATGATAAAATTATGGCGTTAGAAAGTCTAGCCAGAGATGCACTTGCACAAAATAACGAAGATTTGTATAACTATTATAAAGACTACATAAAAACTATAAAAGACACGATAGCAGCTAGAAAAAATAAAACTTCTGTGTCACCACCTGGTTCACCGAAATCAGTGATTGACGATGAATATAGTGCCGGCGGTGGAAAGCGTATACGGAGAAGGCAGCAAGGATTGAAACAAAATAAGTTACAAACTATTAAAAAATATTACAAGAATAAATAAAATAACATTTTATTTAGTTTATATTGTTAAATTAGTTTATTTATTTATTTAATATATTTGCAAATAAATAAATTAAAAATAATTTAATTAATCTAATTAGTCAAATTAGTTAAATGTGCGGAATAACTTTTATATATTCAAAAGAAAACATAAATAGTTTGATCCATATTTTTAATAGCCTTGAATTAATACAAAATAGAGGTTACGACTCCATGGGAATATGTTATCATAATTCGGAAACAAACAATTATGACATAATTAAAAAGGCAACAACTTTAAAGGACGATTGTTTAAGTCTTTTAAAAAATAAGTTTAATGAAAACGATTTAAAGGCTCGTATATACTCCAAATTTGCACTAGGACATACGCGATGGGCGACACATGGAGGGAAAACAGATAACAATGCACACCCGCATATTTCCAATAATGGCACTATAATATTAGTTCACAATGGAATAATTAATAATTTTCTAAGCATTAAGGAATTTTTAATTACAAAAGGCTATAAATTTTATAGTGAAACGGATAGCGAAGTTATTGCAAATTTGATAGAATATTATATACTAAGTAATAACAATACTTTTGAAACAGCTCTTAAAAATAGTCTTGCAATGTTGGAAGGAACATGGGGGCTAGTAATAGTTTATACCAAAATGATTGACACTTTTTATATAACAAGGCATGGGTCGCCATTATTATTGGCAAACAATAGCAATTTTATATTGTGCTCTTCTGAAATGAGTGGATTTATAGGACTTGCGCAAGATTATATAGCATTAAGCGACAATAGTGTAGTAAAAATACATAATAATGATTATACATTTTTGGATTGCGCATTTTCAGAAACTAAACTTGCATATGATTATATTAAATATAATATAGAACCATTAGATTATGAAGCCATGTTACATACTAAAGATCAATATGCGCATTGGATGTTAAAAGAAATATACGAGCAACCAGACACAATACAGAAAGCATATAATTATGGAGGCCGTATTAGCAATAACACAATCAAATTGGGGGGTCTTGACCAGCTAATTAATATTACATGTTATATTGAATATATATATTTGATTGGTTGCGGAACAAGTTATAATGCTGCGCTATTGGGAGAGATTTATTTAAATGAATTAAATAAGTTTGTAAGTGTAAAATGTGTAAATGCGTGCGAGTTTAGCGAAAGTTGTTTACCAAATATAAAAAATTATAGTACGCTAATGTGCATCTTTTTGTCTCAATCAGGCGAAACGACTGATGTATATAATTGTTTAAAGATTTGCAAAAATAAGCGATGTTTAACAATGGGTATAATTAATAAAGTTGATTCGTTAATAGCGCGAGAGGTTGAAAGTGGTGTATATTTAAATGCCGGTTTAGAAATAAGCGTTGCATCGACCAAGTCTTTTACTAGCATGTTAACCGTGTTAAGTTTAATAAGCATGTGGTTTGTTAATAACCATCATAATAATAATATGAAAATAAAGAGCCTTCGTTATCTCTCACATTCTATAAAGCATTTATTATACGATAAAATTATTGAAACTAAATTGCTATTATTGAGAGATAGTATAATAAGTAAAAATTACAGCAGCATATTTATTTTAGGTAAGCATAAATTATTTCCGGTTGCATGCGAAAGCTCCTTAAAAATCAAAGAAGTGTGTTATATTCATTGTGAAGGATTTTCAGCCGGTTCATTGAAGCATGGGCCATTTGCTTTATTAGATGACAAAAACTTAACGTTATTATTAATAGATAGTAATGATATTGCTAATTATAATAATTTGAAATCCACATATTATGAAATAGTTGGTCGTGAAACAAACCTATTTGTAATAACTAATTCTCAAAATGTAATAAATGAGCTACAATTAGCCTCAGAAAATTATTTACTAATAAATAAATTAGACTATTATAATGAAATATTATTTACAGTGCTATTGCAAAAATTGGCCTATATAATTTCTATAGCAAAAGGTATTAATCCTGATAAGCCTAAAAATTTGGCAAAAGTAGTAAGTGTGGAATAGTGGTGCTTGTACTAAGTCTTTAAATCATATTTTTATATATTTAAAATATGATTTAAAGAAATGATTTATAAAAAATTAACTTAAAGAAATAACATTTCAAAATTTTAAACCCCATCTACTACGTCTAACATTATTTTCATATACATTTGGTAATAGTTTCTTTGCGTAAAATGTATTTTGATTATAAAAAATTTCATTTGCGGGGTTTACTAGTGTCCTAAAATGCTCTATATTAATAATATATTCTTTTTGATGTATTAAAGTTAATTTATTTGCATCATGCGTATCATTGTTAACATCATTAATCGCATCATTATGCACATCATTACTTGCAATATGATTAGCAATAGTGTAATTTAACTCATAAATTTTATCCAAGTTATCTATAAAGTTCTTTTTTATATAATTACCAGGCTCATTATTACTTACTAATCTATGAGGACTATCATAAAGATGAATAACCTCTTTAGCGTTTAAGGGATAAAACTGACTTCTGTCAATGTTTAATTCATGTAATAATACTCTATCAAGCATAGCATTATCTTCTAACCCCCAACCCCAATTATTAGGAAATCCATTGCATTGCTCAAAATCGCCACCAGTTATGGAAAAAATACCGCCTAAAGCAAAATGAAATCCATAAAAATGCTTTACAGTTCCGTGACTTGTAACATAATTAAAAGTATTTTTAAATGCCGGTAACGTATCAATATCATTAAAAACAAATGTAATATTTTTATAGTCGTCTGGATATTTATTTTTCATAGCAATAAATCCAATATTTTTTGTAGCTCCTCTATTAAAAGGTCGCAGATCTGTTTGGTGACTATAATAAATCTCATAATCATTTTTATCATGATCTTCCATTATGTATTTCATATATATAGAAAAATGTGTCTTTTCCTTTTCGCGATTTCTATACGGCACAATGAAAATAAATTTTGGAATTATTAAATCCATTTTTAATTATTATTATTATTATGTTATATTTAAATTTATTAAATAATATTAATTAGTGTTTATTAATTATATTTAATTAGTGTTTATTAATTGTATTTTTTTAATATAGTTTCAGGAATAAGAATGGTTTTATAGCTTTCAAGTTTTTTATAACATTTATTAATAGTAACTTCGCTAATTTTACTAACATTATTAATGGACGATTTTGTAATGTTTAAATTGCAAACTTGTGATATAAAATAAATAATACCGCCTGCAATAGAATGCGGTGTATTTTCCGGTATTAATTTTAGTTGCTCGATTTTGAAAGCAACAAATTTACATAAGTTTGTAAGCTCATTATTAATATTTAATTTACTACAAAATCTCTCAATAAACGACGACGGCGTAGTCTGACTTAATGATGTAATATCTTCGTTTAGTGTACTATTGTGTTCTATTTCGTTAATAATTGTAAGAGCATTTTTGCATCCTTTAGTAGCGCTTGCGTTATCTAAATTGAATATATCAGCTATTTCTTTGGCCGTTCGTGGATAATTATTAATCCTGCATGAAATGTAAATAGATGCCGCAATAATTCCATCACGATTAAGGCCTCGATAAGTCTTTGTTTCCGATATTTTTTTATGAAGGCGCATTGCTTCATCAATAATAATTTTTGGAATGCCCGAATTTTGTGATATATTTGAAATTAATTGAAACTCATCATAACGCGACTTTTCTTTATAAGGCATAGCTTGCCAATCAGTATATCTGCGAATTTTATGCATTTCATAACTCGATTTACCAGGGCATAACACTTTGCAACTGTAAGAAGACTCCTGTAATAACGGATTAATAGGCATCCCACACCGTGTAGGGTCTGAGTGACTGTTATCGTCTGCCCCATAAAATCGCCATTCAGCAGTTTGATCCAAATTATCTTTAAAAATAAGCCCACAACATATGTTAGAACATGTTAAAAACCCGTCTTCGCCTATAAATAATGAATTGTCGCAATTAGTACATATATTGTCATTTACAAGCATGTTTTTTTCTTGGCTATAAACACACTCTAAGTCAGGCTTTTCGTTATATTCTTCATCAAAAATAGTCCATAACTTTTTATTTGAAGTTTCCTTTAATTTATTTTTCCGGGTTTCTTGCTTGCTTGATTTTTGTGGTTTATTTATAACAGCATCATAATTCAATTGTAGCGACATCTAATCTCTCAATTATTTAATATTTTACTTTTAAACTATTTTGTTTCAATTATATATTTTAATATATAGTATTTTAATATATAGTATTTTAATATAATATTATAATATATTAGTATATATTATGAATTTCTTAACAGATAATTTTATTACAAATTTTTTTTCTAGTTCAAATAAATCACATGAAGATCTCAACACATTTGTAAATAAGAAGTTTACATTCTTTTTGAATAATTCTAATTTGTTATTAAATTTTGTTTCGGATTTTGAAGACTATAAGAAAGGTACTATGCAAGTTAACAATAATAAATGTAATGAATGCGAAGACCTTTTTATTTTAACAAATGATATTTTTGAGAAGTACTTTAATAAAGTCAATATTCCATTTAATATTGATGTTACCAACTCTAGTGAAGATCCAAATTCTAAAACAAACTACAAGAATAAAGTACTATATTTTTTTGATATTAAAGACTTGAAAAAAATATTGCATGCCGAAAATTTAGAACAATCAAACCCTGATTTAAGTGTATTTAATAAAAAGAGATTGTTGTGCAAAATTATTTCTATTAGTTTTATCAAAATCTACATTATAGTTAAAAGTATATATCAAACCTTTAATATTTTTGATACGTTAATCGAAAATAAAAGCGCATATGAAAGCAACAATGAAAGCAACAATGAAAGCAACAATGAAAGCAACTATGAAAGCAACTATGAAAGCCAAGAACCTGCACCTTATGTAGCACCAAGTCCTGCTCCTTATATAGCACCTACAACTGATATAGCACCTAGTAGTGACATAAAACCTGATCCAATTCCACAGCCAGCAGCAAGTCCACAGCCAGGAGCAACTCCAGAACCAGGAGCAACTCCAGAACCAGGAGCAAGTCCAGAACCAGCACCAACTCCAGAACCAGCACCAACTCCAGAACCAGCACCAACTCCAGAACCAGTAACAACTCCAGAACCAGGAGCAACTCCAGAACCAGCAGCAACTCCAGAACCAGCAGCAAGTCCTGAAATAAAACCTGATCCTAGTCCAGAGCCTGTGGCAAGTTCCGAAGTACAAGATACTACAACAAATAAGCAAACTCAAAGCGGTGGAGGTGTTTTTACAGATATATTTAGTAAATTAATAGGTACAAAAGATAGCAAAATAGAGGCAGGCAGCCCTGCATATAGTCAAGCAGAAGTTCCGCCTTATAATCCTAGTATAAGCTCTATAAGCTCACAAACTAACTCAACAGAAAAAAATGGAAAATTACAAATATCTAACAATATATTTTATTCAATATTTGTTATATTATTTACAAGCACAGAACATGAGCTTTCTACGGATAATTTTAATGCCAAGTTTTTAACCGAAGGTGTAGATAAAATGCAAAATGAAATGTTGTCAAAAAAACTACCAGAAATCATAAAATATATTTGCAAAAAAAATATATATTCAAAAGATTTTATTGGCAAAAGCTGTTTATTATTTAGAAATGATAATTTCAATTTTTTGAAATTGGAAACGTCTAATAGTGAGCAAAATGACGCAATTACATTTATTCAAGAAATAGACAAAGACTTTGGAGATCTTGATAGATTTATAGAAAGAAAAAGAAAACTATTTGAAAATTCTTTAAATAAAGAAAGTATTGAGTTATTATTTAAATATTGTAAAACAGACACATCTATAACATTTGCCAATTACAAACTTTTTAATAAAATCAAGGAAAATTTAAAAATAATGATTAAAAATTACTTTAAATCAAGAAGTGAGCTATATAATAATATATTAAAAGAAATTTTCGTTTTTGATAATAAATCACATGATATTATTAGCTTACAAAGTAAACTAACATATAAATCTATTACTGATATTAGCAAAAAAACGAAAATAATATTGCTAGATTTACACATAACAGTTTTTGCATCCTTAAATAATATTTTATCTGATATTGCCAATGAAATTAATGTTATGGGTCCTATTGATGCGCCAACAAGTGACAATAATGATGCAGTTCAAGAAGCACAACCTACTACAGGAGGCAAATCAAAAAATATGAGAAAAATAAACACAAGAAAACATAGAAATAATAGCAAGGCAAAAAAACACAGAAAAACAAGAACAAAAAGAGGCAATAAAAGAGGTAATAAAAATTTTATTAAATAAAATTGATTTATATTAGTTATTTATTATTTAATTAATATAAACTAAACATGTTTTCAAGGAAAGATCTCTATATTTCTGATTATGTTTCACCTGAGCACATTCCTATTATTATTAACTATTTTGAATATTATAATATTGCCAAAGTTAAAAAAGTAGAAGTGTTTAAGCATCTTGAGCCTGAATATTATGTTGAAAATACTAATACAAACAATTATGGTTATGCGTTAATTGAAATTGACACTTATTACGTTAATCAAGGAGCACGAAACTTTTATAGTGCTATTGAAAATAATAAAGGATTAATTGTGTATGATGATCCATATTCTTGGGAAATTACGTTTAGTCCGTTTAGCGAAGCAGCCGATGTTAGCAAAGCAGCCGATGTTAGCGATCCATCCGAAGAAGTATGCGAAGCTGAAGATTGTTATTCTAGTTACGACGAAGAAGAAGAGGTAAGTAAAGCAAAAGAAGAAGAAGAGGAAAAAGATGATTTTAATTATAATAGTTATGAAAAAAACTTTAATTGTTTTAAGAATAAGCAAAATTCAAAAAAGCAAAAAATAACTCGTGAACTATTAGATATTAAAAAGACATTTCATGATATTAGCACTAGACAAGAGAAACTACTAAATTTATTAATTCTCAATAATAAATTAAAAAACTCTAAAAATAATTCTAAAAATAGCAACAACCAAAAAGCAAAAGATCCCAGAAACACATGGAACCGTCGTCTTCGTGTTTTATTCTAATTGATCAACACTTGTTACATCTTTGTAAAAATCCTCGCTATCATTAATAGACGCCTCTTTACAACAACCATATGTTGTGCGATGCCATTTACTAATCCCATATTTTTTTATTGCCTCTATATGTTTAGACGTCCCATAACCTTTATTGGTTAAAAGTCCATAATAAATATTTAATTTAGGAAAATTATTGCAAAGTTCTCTAATATATTTATCGCGCTCTACTTTTGCCAATATAGAAGCAGCAGCAATTGAGCAATATTTATTATCTCCCCCTTCAATTAAAATATGATTTAATTGTTTAATAATATTTGATGTTTCGCAATAATAAGTATAAGGTTTAAAGTCGTTTCCATCTACTAATAAATAGCACAATTCATTTGAACAAATCATATTATTTTTTGCATAATAAGCATTTAGAATTTGTCTTAGCGCTTTATGCATGGCGCTTAATGTGGCTTGTCTAATATTTATAGCGTCAATTACTTTCTCATCTTCATAAGACACAGCCCAATATAGCGCATTTTTTTGTATATAGTCGGCAACCTCCATTATCTTGGTTTCGGATGTAAATTTTTTGCTATCTTTTAATAACTCGTATTTGAATTCATGATCATTAGGCAATACAACAGCCGCGCTATAAACTCGGCCAAACATGGGACCTCTACCGGCCTCATCAATACCTATTTCGATAATAGCACTATTATTATTATATTTTTTTTCCAAACATTGTTTAGAATTTTTAACTTTTAACATTTAAAATAATATAGAAAATTTATAATATTTATTATATAATAAATATAATATGGCTTTCAATTTTAAAAAAAATTTCTTAATAATTATGTTATTAATAATTGTACTATTATCAACAATAGTGTATATTAATATACAAAATATTAAAGAAACATTTATATCAAATAATATGATAAACACTGAAAATATTATTATAGATACACGTGATACAAGTTATAACTATTATAAATTAAACGACGGTTTTAAACCTTATTATATTAAAGATCATATTCTTACTAGAAGCAGTTTAAACCGTATTGGAGATGTTTCTGCAGGTACCTTTATAAATAATAAAAATTATTTTCTAACTAATAACGCACAATTAGCACATTATATAAGTGCTACTACAATAACATTGTATACTTTTAAAGTTAATCAGGGGATTGTATTAGATTTAAGTTCTAGTATAACACCTACATCAGATATTAGTAGTATATATGTATTAATGCCTGAACTTTCGGGAAATTTATATGATATTAGTACCAATAATAAACTATCTAGTGTAACTATTAGAATGAATAATGTAGACGTTATTAAATCGGGAATATTTCAAGAACGCGCAGCAGCAGCAGCAGAAGCAGCGGCTACAAATTCAACATCGACAGCAACCGCAAACGCAAACTCAACATTAGGAGTTAACATTTCGGGATTATTTGGCGGTGGAGTTAATAATATGACGGGTATTAGTAATGAGCTCTTTTTATCTTTATTGAATAATGGAGCTTTTGGAAATGCATACGTGCCGCCTGTATATAATAATTTCGAAACAGCTATGAATTTAGCATCAAATCCCGTAGTAAATCCGGTAAATTCAATGAACCCTTTAGAATATGCGCAAACTCTTTTTGGTCCAGAAGTAACGCCTATGATGTCAAAAAATTCATCTTTAAACAGTGATTGTAAGATTGATGAGGCTAAAGACGCAACTACTAATAAATCAAATAATAGTAGTTCAACAAAAGATATGTTTAAATTTGATAGTACTGGCAATTTATTATCGCAAAATATAGGCGGCAATAGTGGTAATAGTGGCAATAGTGGCAATAGCGGTAATAGTGGCAATAGCAATAATAGCACTAATAGCAATTCAAAATGTGCCCCTTGTCCTGCTCCGCAAAGATGCCCAGAAAGCAATTTTGAATGTAAGAAAGTTCCAAATTATGAGCAAGGTATAGATAATGCGTTTTTACCTAGACCCGTATTAGCTGATTTTAGCACTTTTGGTATGTAAATAGCATAATTTAATGCTAAATATTATTATTATTAGTCTTTTTCTTTTTATAAAAAGAGTAATAATTAGTATATACACTTTCTCAAACATTATGAGACTAATAAAATAGTTTAATCATAATATTTTCATGTTATGTATTATTTTTTTAGTAGCAACTTTAGTAATTTATACTAAAGATGTTCCTCCTCATCCGCCTTTTTGTTTTCTAACCTTTCCAAAGGTTTTACTTGTTCTTCGCGTTATATTTTTAATAAAGGCTATTAATTTTTTCTTAGTAAAAGAGGCAAGATTTTGACGCTTTCTTCTTTTTGAATTCGAACGTTTACGCATTTATAACATAATTAACTATTTTAATTTGTTTTAAATGTTATAAATGTTTTAAATGTTTTAAATGTTTTAAATGTTTTTAATGTTTTATTTATTTTATTTATTTTATTTATTTTATTTATATATATATATAATGGTTAAACGTAAGAAGTCTATACGTATGAAGTCTATACAATATGCCGCGGCTATACCATTGCCACATTCTTCAATGACCCCCCGTTTAAATACATACAATAAAGACGCAAATATGCATAATCATTTTAATGAATTAATGACACACGAAGAAAGGTCGCGCTATATGAGTAGTCTAGACGGTAAAAATTTTCCTGAATTTGAAAAAACTATGTATAATAAGCCTGCAAATAATACACTCAAACAACAAACGGGCGTTATGACTACGCTAGACGGTAAAGACTTAAATTATTATGAAGACGCTATGTACGATGCCGAAAAACTACTAGCAAACAAGAATGTTAATACATTTCACGAAGTAAGCATACAAAACATGTCTGGAAAAAAGCTGCTTGATCGTTATAATGAATTACACACAACAAAAGAACGAGATGACTTTATAAAAAGTTTAAAAGGTGATAAGTTAACTATTTTTCAAGAAGCTTTAATTAACTCTATTTCTACGGCATCTGGACTAAGAAAAAAAAAGCGTTCTACAAGGCACAAGAAAAAGAGAGGCAAAAAAACGCGTAAATATAGAAGAAAATATTAAATATAATTAATTAATTAATTAATTAATTAATTAATTAATATTATGATTATTTAAATCATTTTTTAAATCATTTTTTAAATCATTTTTTAAATCATTTTTTAAATCATTTTTAAATCATTTTTTAAATCATTTTTTAACTCATTTTTAAATCATTTTTTAAATCATTTTTTAAATCATTTTTTAAATCATTTTTAAATCATTTTTTAAATCATTATTTAAATCATTTTTATTTATGTTTAAAACATTTTCTATCTATTTTAAATGTTTTACACTTTTTCTCTTGTGGAACAATATTTATTACGCATTTCGCTTTTTTGCCGTATAACGGCGTTGTACAACCTTTTTCTTTTTCTTTCTTTTTTGTATAATTAAATAGTTTAGCTTTTTCAATAGTGCATCGTGATCTGAAATTTTCATAATTATCGCGCACTTCGCAATATGTTAGCCCCGACTCCTTTCCTAACATTTTATTTATTTGTTCATGTAAATTAAAAATATAACGCGAAAAATTATTTCGATTTTCAAAAATTTCAGGTTTTAATGGAAACTTTTTAAAATTATTTGTAAGATTTATTCGGCAATATTTGCAAGGTAATGTATATTGAAAATTAAGCAACAATTGTTTATATTTTTGTTTTTGTATATTTGTTGGATTAATCGGATAATTAAAGCTCATTACATGTAAATAATGCCACAAACTTGGCCCCCATATACTAGTTAACATACCGTCTCCGCTACTATAATCCTTATTATTGTAGGTTTTTTTTGATTTTTTCTTTGTATTATTTTTAATACTTTTTTTCATATTTAAAAAACTTTATTACTTTATAATATATGTTAATATTATAAATTATTATAAATTATTATATATTATTATAAATTATTATAAATTATTATAAATTATTATAAATTATTATAAATTATTATGTATTATTATATATTATTATAAATTATTATATATTATTATATATTAAATAAATAATAATAAATAAATAAATAAATAAATAATTATTATGTATTAAATATATAATTATTATTTATTTAATATATAAATAAATATGTTCAATAATATAGTAAATATAGTAAATAGTTATTTAGTAAATTATAAAAATGAGTTTGTAAAAACTGCAAATGACAAAATAGGAATTTTTATAATATTAGCAATTACACTAATATTTTTAGGACTAACCATATTTTTATATAATAATGTTGTTAAAGGCATGTTAAATAAAAAGCATCCATTAAATAGAGAATTTGTAAGCGAGCGCAATAGCGACGATGTGTTAATATTATATTTTTATACGCAATGGTGTCCTTATTGTAAACAATCTTTACCAGAAATTAAAAAATTTGAAGACTATATTAGTGGATTAAATAGCGAAAATAGTTATAAAATTACATTAACTAAAATTGATTGCGACGAAAATACAGCAATGGCTGAAAAATATAAAATTCAAGGTTATCCAACTATAAAATTAATATATAAAGGAAAAGTCTATGATTATGATGCTAAACCCAATAAACAAAATTTAATAGAATTTTTACAAACGTCAATTAAGTAAATGAATTAAATAGTGGCTCTATATCATCAAAAGGATCATTGTTAGAACTAGTTAGCAATAAATCGTTATTGCTTTCCAATTTATTATCTAATTTATCAATATTATCAATATTATCAAGAAATTTTTCTGCTTGTAATACTCCTAAATTTATCAAGTAAGCCCTTTCTGTTTCATCTGATAAAACATGTTTCCAATAAGCACTATCAATTGAAGTGTATGTTAATGCGGTATTTATATTATTTTTTATATAAATAATAATTTCATTTTCAAAGTTTGAAATTTTAAGAAATAATTTTTTTATAAGAAAAAATACATATTCGAAAAAATTGGAATCGTTAGTTATAATGTTATTAATGTTATAATCTGAATATTTGTTGTAAAAGTTATTAGATAAATCAATAGGTTGCATTTTATCATTCATAAAGCATAATATTTCATCATGACTGCATTTTTTTTCTGCTATACACTGATTAATAGGGCAACCAACTATTATAGCTCCGTCTAAATAAAAACAATTATCAATATATAATGGAACAAAAAGGATGGGAATACTTAAAGACATATAAAGCGCATCCACTAATTCTAGATTTGGATTAGTAATATAATTAAATTTTATTTGCTTTATATCATTCAAGCTACAAGCAAATATATTAAACTCTATTTTGGTTAAGTTGTAAAATTCTAACAATGTAATATTTAGCGGAATATTTTTTGCCAAAAATAACGGCTCAAATACATTAATTAAAAAAGTTTTATTAATTAAACCTTTTTCATATAATATATTAATATATGAGCTATAAGTAATATTAAATAATTTGTTCCATGGTCTTTTAATTAAAAAGTCATCCATCCATGCCCATTCAAAATTTAATATATATATTAAGCCTATAATACCTCCTATAGATATAGTATATAGTGATTCTATATTTTCATGTGCAATAAATTTTTTCTCGGTCAAATATTTTAATGCACCATATTCAACCATTCCAACGGGACCGCCACCTGTAAAAACAATATGTTTAATTATAGTCATTTGATATATTTAAAATGAATATAATTATTTTTATATATTTATTCATTTTAATATTGTAATATTGTAATATTTTTATAATTTTTATAATTTTTAATATTTTTATATTTTTTAATATTTTTATATTTTTATGCAAAAAGTATGCAAAAAGTATGCAATAAGTATGCAATATATATAAAAAAAATATGCTATATACTTAAAATATATATGTAATAAATATAAAATTTTTTCATCTAGTAAATTGCTATTAACATCGTCATTATTAACATCATGATTATTAACATCGTCATTATTAACGTCGTCATTATTAATAATGTCATTATTATTACTAGTACGATTAGGATTATAATCCATGGTTTTAATAAACTTTTTTGCTTGTGTTGATCCCAAATTTATTAAATACTCTCTTTCACTTTCTGTAATTAAAACATGATGCCAATATTTTAAATTAGAACCTTCATGAGCTAAAGCCACATTTATACTATTTTTAATATGAACAATTATCTCATTTTCTATATTTGATATTTTCATAAACCATGCATTTAAAATAACATAAAAATATTTTAAAAAACTAATATTGTTATTGTTATTGTTATTGTTATTGTTATTGTTATTGTTATTGTTATTGTTATTGTTATTGTTGTTATTGTTATTGTTATTGTTATTGTTATTGTTATTGTTATTATTATTATTATGATATGGATTAGATAAGTCAATAGGTTTAGTTTTATCATTTATAAAGCATAAGATTTCACTATAATCGCATTGCTTTTCAGTAATACAATTATTTACAGGACAACCTTGTATTATAGCTCCGTCTAAATAAAAGCAATCATCAATATATAGTGGTGCAAAAACAAATGGAAACGCCAAAGACACATATAAAGCATCAACTAACATAACATTAGGCGTATTAATATAATTAAATTTTTTTTGCTCTAATGTTGTAAAACTGCAAGCATATATATTAAACTCTATTTTTATTAAATTATAAAATTCCAACATTGTTATAGTTAGTGGTATATTTTTTGTTAAAAATAACGGCTCTAATGCATTGCATACATTAGTTCTATTTATTAGCCCTTTTTCATATACTAAATTTGTATAAGAAAAATAATTTGTATAAGAAAAATTTATTACATTTTTCCAAGGTTTTTTAATTAAATAATCATCGACCCATAACCAGTCCAGGTTTAATAAATATATTAAACCTATAAAGGCTCCGATTGATGTTGCATATATACTTTCTATATTTTCATAAACAATATATTTTTTTTCAGTTAAATATTTTAAAGCGCCATATTCAACTAATCCAACAGGACCACCACCTGTTAAAATCAAGTGTTTAATATTCATCAATATTTATATTTATATATTTATATATAAATGTATATAAATATAAACGTATATTATTATATAAATAATATAATTTATTTTTTTTTATTTCTTTAATTTAAAAATAAATTATTATGTCCAATGATATTTTTTATAATTTTTCAAATAAAATAGATAGTGAAGACAGTTCTTTAAAATTAAATATAGACGAATTATATAGTAAAAAACAACAGCAAGATTTGAATGTTTTAAAAAATTATAATAATATATTAATAAGAATACATAATAAAATTAAATATAATTCAAAAAACGTTTTAAACGAACATTGTTGTTGGTATGTTGTGCCCGAAATGATTTTAGGTATTCCTAAATACGACCATAGAGACTGTACTGCTTATGTTATTGAAAAATTGCGTGAAAACGGATTTATTGTAAGATATACGCATCCAAATTTGTTATTTATAAGTTGGAAACATTGGGTACCTAGTTATGTTAGAAGTGAAATAAAGAAGAAAACCGGAAATTCTATTGATGAACATGGTAATATTATTGTTGAAGATACTAACACCGATAACAATAACAATAACAATAATGCTAGCTCATCAGTAAATAGTGAGCATATGTTATTTTCTAATAACAAAAGTATTAAAACTACTTCTGCGCAATCAAAAGATTACAAAGACATTAAAACATATAAACCTTCTGGTAATTTGATATATAATAATAGTTTATTAGAAAAATTAAGTATTAATTGAAAATTATTTAAATAGGTATTATTATAAATAATAATACATAATACTATTAAACATTATATTTAAATGTTATTAAAGGAAACATTAGCAACAATCTTCATTATTATTGCAGCCTGCTATAGCATTAATACTACTAATAATAATAGTACTAATAGTACTAATAATAATAGTACTAATAATAATAGTACTAATAATAATAACAATAGTGAGTGTGTATTAATTAATGGAGGGGGGTTTTCTGGATTTTGGTATTACTATGGTTATTTACAAAACTATAATATTAATATTGGCAACAAACCTATTTATTGTTATTCTTCTGGATGTGTAGCATATGTAGCTTCAATTGGTAGTAATAATTATAGTTATTTACATGATTTAGCAATTAACTTAGTAATTGATTATAATAATAAAAAAATAACTAGTTATGAAATAAAGGAAAAATTTATAAACATTATTTCCTATGCTAATATTAATATACAAAATTATAATCTTAATATATTAACCTCTAATTATGTCGGTCAATGTAAAATAACAAAGCCTAAAACTGTTAGTGAGTTAATAGTTGCACTTGACGAAACAACAAACATACCATTAATAACGTCAAAACTTGATTTTAGTAAAAATATTGATGGCGCATTTTGTATAACATTTATAAATAAATGTGCGCATACTATTAGAATTCCATATGATTATAAAATTTATAGAAATATATTTAATATTAATATGAGTTATAAAGATTTTATTTATTTTTTAACATATGCTAAGTCATAAGTGATAAGTTATGTAAAAAAAATTGATATTTATTTTTACATAAATTTTTAATTATATTATTAATATTATTAATATTATTAATATTATTAATATTATTAATATTGAAAAGCTTAAAATATCAGCATGAAGGCGAGTGTACAAGATAAACGTAAACCTTTGCCAAAGTTGACAAAACTATTGCCACCTTTTTGTGGTTTTATGATTGATGACGTAGTGACTTGTAATATATGTTTAGAAGACAATGATGGAGCTATTGAAATAGATGGCTGTATTTCTGGAAAAGGAAAACGAAGGCTTGTTACCTCATGCGGTCACATATTTCATAAAGCATGTTTACAACAATGGACTGCTGCATCTTTAAAAGGTTCATTGTGTGGAATAATTACTTGCCCTTGTTGTAGAGGACCTGTCTATATGGATCAGCAAAGTAGTCAAGCAAAAGAAAAATTGTTTGCTGCTTTAGCACAATGTAATTGTTGTGCAAGGCATCAAAGTGATAAACCATTGACTTATGAACATGACCCAGAGTTAGATGCTAGGACTATGTCAAAAGCTCAAGAAATTGCTCTGCACACTCTTTCAGCAGAAGACTATATAGAATGGCGCAATGCTGACTGGCTGCGTAGAAACGACCACCTTTTTCAGTGCGATTGCCATTGTAGAACAAGAATGCGGTCAATGGTTCGTCATATTCCACCTCCTAGCCCATATGACTGGACTAGTAAATAGTCTTTAAAAAATTGTTGTTATGTTTTTAAAAAATTGAATTGAATTTTTTTTAGTAAAGTAGTAGCCTGGCTATTATATAGCGAGCAAAGAGCAGCAATCACTATGGATGCTCGTGCTGTTGCGATCATGCGCTTTATTACCGCGGAAGAGCACGACGAGAGGGTGAAGGATGCTATTGCTTTTGTGATGGAGGGTATTCAGTCTTCGATGGTTATGGCCAAGCTTCCTGAAAAGTTGCTCAGGTTCATGAACATGTGGGCAAGAACCGGGTGGTACGATCACAACGGAGAGGCGAAGTTTGAGCACTGTTTGTGGAAAGTGGTGGCTCGGGAAATGCAGAAGCGGGTGTTTGCCTTTTTAGTGGAGCGGTCTAGGGAGGAAATGTGTATGCCCGATGAAGATGAATTCGCCTTTGATCATGCTCTCACGAATGTCATGCGTGCCTTGGAAGGTTTGGCTTGGGTTGATGGGTATTGGCCAACTCTGGGTGCTGAGCTGGCAGATGAGGCGGAACGTTGGGTCACAGAACACCATGAGCACTTCTTGATTGAGGGAGGTGACGGTGGTCGTTTCCAGTATTATGACTGTGTAAATGAGGAGGTGTGTGATCATATGCCTCATCGTACAAAGCCTGTGGTCTATGAGGAGCGGGACTACGAAGATGAGGAGACAGGAGAGGAGGAAGAGGAGGAGACGGGATGGGTTTGTGTAGGTCCTGGTACTCTTGTGCCGTGCTGAAACTCTTGTGCCGTGCTGAAACTCTTGTGCCGTGCTGTGTGTTGCATATTTTTTATTTTTATTTTTATTTTTATTTTTATTTTAATTTTTATTTTAATTTTTTATAAAAAATAGTTGCTATGTTTATTTAAAATTGAATTGATTTTTTATTTAGTTAATTAGTAGCCGAGCGATTATACAGAGAGAAGCGTGAAGCGACTATGGATACCCATGAGATTATGGAGTTGATGACCAATGCCAAGCACGACGAGACGGTCAAGGATGCTATTGCTTACGCGATGAAGGGTATTCAATGTCGTGTGATTATTGCGCATCTTCCTAAAAAGTTGCTCGAGGTCATGAATATGTGGGCAAGAATTGGGTGGTATGACCACGACGGAGGGGCAAAGTTTGAGAAATGTTTGTGGGAAGTCGTTTCTCGGGAGCTGAAGACCCGTGTGTTTGACCTTTTAAAAGAGTGGATGATTGGTGAGGGTGGAGTAGTATACCCGGAAAAGGATTTGTTTTATGCTCTGGGCACCGCATCAAATAGTTTGCATTTTTATAAGGAAGAATATTGGCCGACCATGGGTGCTGAGCTGGAGGCTGAGGCTTTGCGTTGGGTAAAGGAGCATGACGAAGGTCGCTTGATAGAGAGCAGTGACGGTGGATATTTTCAGTATTACGACTGTGTAAATGAGGAGGTGTGTTATATTATGCCTCATCGTCCTAACCCTCTGGACTACGAGGAGCAGGACCAGGAGCAGGATCTGGAAGAGGACCAGGAGCAGGAAGAGGACCAGGAGGAGGAAGAGACTGGTTTGGTTCTTGTGGGCGCTAGCACTCTTGTGCCGTGCTGAAACTCTTGTGCCGTGCTGAAACTCTTTAAATGCGTATTGTGTCTTGCATATTTTTTATTTTTATATGAAAAATATTGTTATAAATTATTAAAATTGAAATACTTTTTATTTATTTAAGTTCTGGCCTGGTATTTATATATGGAACCTGATATGATTGCCGAGATCCGTGGCTTGTTTGGCGATATTGTTACTGACGATGTGCTGTTTCAGGTTATGATAAACAGGGCATACGAGGAAGTGGTACGTGTCATTCAAAGCGGGTTTGATGTACGGAAACTTCCTAGGGAATTGGAGGCCATCATGAATTGTTGGATAAGAACCAAAACCTGGTACGTTGAACATGGAGTATCAAAATTCGAAGCTTGCTTGAAGGAAGTCGTGGCCGATGAAATGATTAGGATCATGATACGCTTTTTGGTGGGGCGAAAAAATGCGTTACAAGACGGTGAGACGCTCTATGAATGTGACTTGCGTGATGCTCTGAAACGTGTATCGCAAGATTTGACTACCATGGAGTGGGAAACAGAACTCATCTTCACATACTACGCAATGTGTTGGGCACAAAATCACAACGATCGCATTCTGTCTTGTGACTACGACCATGATTTCTCGTGGGTTAGCGAAGTAACTGGGGTGACACATTATTGTTTGCCTCATCTTGCCAAGCTCACAGAGTAAGTTAAGCGGACAAGGTTTGAGTGAATGTTGTGTGTTTTGCATATTTTTTTATTTTTATTTTTTTTAATTTAAAAAATTTAATTATTATTGTTATACTTTTTAAAAATTGATTTACTTTTTTATTTAGTTAATTAATAGCCTCCACAAAGCGCGCTATGTTTGCCGAGATCCGGAGCTTGTTTGGCGATCTTATTATCGATGACGTTCTGTTACGGACAAGTATCAACATGGCAGGCGATGAAGCAGTAGAGGCTATTCAGCGCAGGTTTGACGTTCGAAAAGTTCCCAGGGAATTGGAGGCCATCATGAATTGCTGGATAAGGACGCGTTCCTGGTACAATCAGGATTATGTGTCAAAGTTTGAGTGTTGTTTGGAGGCTGCGGTGGCTGATGAAATTCGTGTGTTCATGACTACCTTTTTGAAGGCAAAGAGGGCAGTGTTACAAGACGGAGTTCTCAATGAAGGTCACTTCTATGATGCAGTGGAACGGGTATCACGTCGGATGGAACTCATGGATTGGGAGACCGATAGTCGCTTGACAAACTACGCAATTTTGTGGGCTCAACACTACAGCGATCATGTTTTGCAATGCGACTACGATCATGCTTTCGCATGGGTTTGCAATGATACAGGGACGACACATTGTAATTTGCCTCATGTTCCTAGGCATCTCAAGAATGTCGATCCAGAGCTATTGTCCGTCGACTTCCAGCATGAAGAAGGTTGGGATTGCTCTATTTGTTTAGAGGCTGACGCCTAAGATCCTAGTTGTGTTAGAACCGCATGTGCGCACATATTCCATAGGGGATGCTTGGAAAAGTGCAAGCGATCATATTTTGATCAATAGGAAAATTATTACAAGGATTGTATTCCGTGTCCGTTGTGTCTTGTCTTGTGTTACGCATTTTTTTATGCATTAGTGTTTATGCTTTATTAAAATTGAAATGATTTTTTATTTAGTTAACTATTAGCCTCCACAACTAATATAAAGCAAAACAAAAACCATGGATAGTATGGATACTATTAGAGCTTTGTACGATTACGATGGTACTGGTTTTCAGCGTACTATCGATCGAAGCACTAGTATGGATAGTATGGATAGTAGTGATAGTATGGATAGTTGGTTACAAACGCAAAGTATTCGTATTAGCACAATGTATGATCATACTGCTTTTGTGAATATCATAAATTATCAAATCGCTAAGATAGTAGAAGAAATTCAAAAAACTATTGATTTAAGTAAGCTTTCGAGAGATTTGAAGGCAATTATGAATAGTTGGATCAGAACGCATTCATGGTATGATGAAGATAAACTGTCAAAGTTTGAGCGTTGTCTTCGATGCATAGTGACAAAGGAAATGAGACGTCAAACTATTGAGCGTTTAGAACAACAGGACATGCCTTCTTTTCCAGTCAACATAGATGATTTGTTTTATGAACTAGAAGACGCATTTAGTCGTTTGACTAGTTCAGATTTTTGGGATATGGACACCGACTTGACAGCCGAAGCAAAAAACTGGGTAACAAACCATGACGAATGCCTAATAGAAAGCGACTTTGACCGGTCTTTTTCGTGGTTTAGCAGTCGGACAATGTCGACCCATTATCACTTACCTCATGTATGTATGAGCAATAACAATATAGAATTCGTGTCGTTGAAAGTATTAGCAATCGACATTAAGCACGAAGAAGGTTGGAAGTGTGCTATATGTTTAGATGTTAATTCAGAAAATCCTGTATGTGTTAAAACTGTGTGCGGACATATATATCATAACGATTGTTTGACTAATTGTAAGCGTGCGTTCTTAGAACGCAAAGAAAATTGCTACAAGACATGTGTTCCTTGCCCTTTGTGTCGTGCACCTGTTAATTGATTATTATCTTTTGTGTCTTATAAAAAAATGTTTTTTTCTTTGTTTTTAATAGTGCGTTGTTTCTGTAAATGTTATTTTTGACTTTATAAAAACATCAGCACGACATAGCGGGCAACTGATTTTCGGTTTAATTGTATCTTTTTTTACTGCGTCATCAAACATTGGATATAAGCATTTTATGTGAAAACTATGTCTGCATAAAGTTGTAATAGTACTAATGGGGTCCATAACACACAAACAAATAGAACATTCATTTTCACATGCATCACATAGTTGTTCTGCTTCTTTTATTGCTTGTGGTTGTGTTTCTTTAAGACTACAAATAATAGCATATATTTTGTTTTTTATGTCAAGACCAGTTTCTTTGCTATTTAGTAAATCTAATGCTTTATTGTATGTATAATAACCAAATAGCGTAATCCAGTTATCTTTTCTAAACTCATTTACTATCGATTGTAGTCCCTCATAATCATTTTGTGCGTATGCTTTAGAAGTTACATAATGAAAAATTTTTAAGCGATTATCGGCTATATATTGATAAAGGTCGCATAGTATGGCATGTGGCACATTTAACTCTTTAAATCCGTGTTTATCTAAAAATAATGTATCAATAAACAATAAAATTGCATAATTAGTCTTTAATTTAAAATCATCTTCGCAATAATAATGAGTATTGATTAATGTTTTATAAAAGTGTGCAATATTTTGCCTATTTAGTAGCACTTGCATAATATAGCTATCAACACATGAGCTCATTAATAAGCGTTATTAATGATTTAATATTAATATATTAATATAATAATTTAATATTAAAATAATACAATCAATTTTTTCTACGATAAAAAATTTTGGTTATTGCTTCTTATTACGACGACGATACGTTTTTTTGTTTTTATGTTTTTTGTGATAAACTACCCGTCTTCGTCTCGTTCTTCCTGAACCTATTGTTATTAACATATTACTACTATCGCGTAATGATTTATCAGCAATATTTATATAATGATGATTATTTGCTTCTAGTGCTTTAGCTCTCAATGTTGATGCACTAATCATTAATTTTACTAAACTAGTTCTATAATTATTTCTATCTTTAGAATAAGTATTATTGGATGTAGATATACTCCGTGTAACATGGGGGTGTTGATTAAATAACATTTCCTGGGTATTCTTATTTTGTAAATCACTAATAAATTTTTTATAAGCTATATCAAGTTGAGAGATACGTGTTTTATATTTAGAGCCTAAGTTATGAGCATCTGGTTCTGTAGCCATGTAACTTTTTATATAAATATATAAATATATAAATATATAAATATATAATGATAAATAATGAAAGCTAGTTTATTCCTAACATCAATAAATAATCTTAAAACATTTAAACTAGCATCCTCCTCGTAGTCGTAATACAAGATGAAGAGTACTCTCTTTTTGAATATTATAATCGTTTAATGTTCTCCCATCTTCAAGTTGTTTTCCTGCAAAAATTAGTCGCTGTTGATCGGGGGGTATACCTTCTTTATCTTGAATTTTGGCTTTAATATTATCGATGGAATCGGACGGCTCTACTTCCAGCGTAATAGTTTTTCCTGTAAGTGTTTTTACAAAAATTTGCATAATACTACTATATAAATTAGTGTGTTATGTTTTTAAATTATTACTAAATATATAAATTAGTGTGTTATGTTTTTAAATTATTACTAAATGTATAAATTATTAATATATTAATATATTACTATATAAGTATATTATATATTATGAGTAAAGTATTATTATTTTTGTTGTTTTGTTTTCCTGCACGATTATTATTAGCTTATATAGCCAAGAAAATGAGTTTATATTATTTACCATTATTTTCAATAATAACATTTATTATAGGTATATTATTTATAAAAAATTATATTACAAATGAGCCAAAAGTGGGGTTTTTTGGCTCTAAAGTGTGGTGGTCTAATTATAGATTAGTTCATGGTATTAATTATTTGTTTTTTAGTATAATGGCATTTTTTCAATATAAAAATGCGTGGATCTTTTTATTGTGTGATGCATTATTAGGATTAATATTTTTCATTTACGAACAATATATTATTAATTATAGATTGGTAAAAGCGAAGAAAGACACTACCAAAAAAGACATTACTAAGAAATAGATTATATAATAAGCTCAAGTTTTAAAATTAAAAATATTCTTAAAATTGATAATAAAAACAATTAACGTTATTAATATAATACTATGAAAGTATTAGTGTTTGATACTGAAACAACTGGCTTACCAGAAAACGGCGCATCTATTTATGATAAATCAAAGTGGCCATATATTATTCAGCTCAGTTATATTTTATATGATATTTCAGATAACAGTGCATTAATTAAAAATAATTATATTAAGATTGACGGTTCAGTTGTAATTCCGCAAGAAAGTTTTGCAATTCATCATATTAGTAGAGAGATTTTAGACATACAAGGAATAAATATTGTGGACGCATTGAAAGATTTTAATGAATGCGTGAAATTATGTGATATTGTTGTTGGTCATAACATATCTTTTGATAAGCGACTGATTTTTGTGGAATGTTTTAGGCACAATATTAAACAATATTTTACACAATTTAAGAATAATGAAAAACTAAATAAACCAGAGTTTTGCACTATGAAAAACTGCACAGATTTTTGCAAGTTAGAGAGATTAAGTAAAACAAACAAAGTTTATAATAAAAGTCCTAAATTAAGCGAATTATATGCATTGTTATTTCCTAATGAACTATTACCTGAAGATTTACATAATTCACTTATAGATGTTACCATGACATTGCGGTGTTATTTAAAATATGTTTATAATTTAGA